TCCAACCATAAAGGCTGATAATGATTCGCCCAGTTTCGGTAGTAAATCGAGAACAGCATTTCCAATTCCAGTAATGATTCCTCCAAGAAATTCACCAATACCCTGACCTATAAGTTTCAATATAGGTAATGCTTTAGATAAGAACGTTTCCAAATTAGGAACCATTTTGACGAGTCCGCCAATTGCTGCCATCAATGCACCAATACCAACAATTAGAGCAAGCATTGGAACTAATCCGGATGCTGCTAAACTTGCAACTGCTGATGCCGCTGCGAATATCAGACATGCTGTCGATAAAGAGATCATCAATAACGATAATGATTTCGCAATTTCAAGTGTAGATCCAATGTTTAGTTTTGCTAATACTCCTAATATAATGGCTACTATAGCTAATACAGCACTCATAGCAAGCATGGCTGGCATAGCTGCCATAGCTGCACTACCTGATATACTAACAACTTTCATAGCTGCTGCAATAGACAGCATAAGCAAACTAAGTGATCCAGCAATTTCTATAGTTTTGCTAATTTTTAATGCAGAAAGTATCAATATTACTCCTGCCAGCATTCCTATAGCCGCTGTCATTACTATCAACGATCCCATAGAGCTATATAGATGACTAGATGCTTTAGCAATCAATGCAAACATACCCATAAGTATAGATAAAGCAATTACTGCTCCAGCTAACTTGGATGGGTCTATAAACGATAATGCTGCTACTGCAATCGCCATTACACCTATAGCAACTGTCATTGCAATTATGCTACCTTTGACATCATTCGCACCTTTTAACGATTTTATCATCATAGATAATATAAGACCCAACATACTAACAGCAATCAATCCTTTAGCCATTGTAGAAGTGTCTATCAGCCCAAGTAATATGCATACTCCAGCTAAGATACCAATAGCCACAGACATTGCTATGATTGTACCTGCGACTTTAGCCATTTTTTCTTCAGATCCTATTTTAGTTACTGTAACCAATGCCTTGATGAATACAATGAAAGCAAATGCAAAAGCAGCTCCTTTTATCATTTCTTCAGCTGATAATAATCCTACCAGTTTTACAACGCCAACCATCAACATCATTGCTAATGATACAGACAACAATAAACGGCCTAATCTTTTAATCCGGTTTTCTTGACCTACTTCGGTTACAGTTATCAACACCTTTAGAAATACAAGAAAAGCACCGGCAAATATAATACCTTTAAACATGTCTTCAGCAGACAATGTTCCAGCAAGTCTTACAACACCTACCATAAGTATCATAGCAAACGATATCTTTAATATCATACTACCGAGCTTATCGAGCTTGCCTTTACTAACACTACTAATTGCAGCTAATGCTCCTACAAAAACTACAAATGCGTAAACAAAAGCAGCACCTTTAAGCATCTCTTCTGCTGACAATTTACCAACTAGTTTAACGACCAAGACTATAAGCAATAGAGCTACAGCTATTTTCTTAATCATTTTTCCTGCTTTATCTATGTTTTTAGCTGATTTACCTTTAACAAACAAACCGAAAGCAGCGAATACAGCAGCTATAGATATGACCATTCCGATCAAACCGTTAAAGCCCTGTCTCATTTCATTTGGATCCATTTTACCAATAATCTTTACTGTAGCAGAGATCATCAATAATGTTAAACCTAGGGCAATTAATCCTGTTCTAAGACCTTTAAAATTGAAACCTCTTCCGTCAATTGTTGCTGATGCATCTGTTAACTTATCCATAGCAACAGAGAGCGCTACTAATACAACAGCAAGTACAGCTATTGCTCCAACCGCATTCCATAAATCTTTAGGATCTATTTTTGCTAATACATATATAGCTCCTGCTAAAATAGCAATAGAAACAGCAATATTTCTTATAGCTTCAGTTTTCATTTTAAAGGCTTTTGCATTCAGAACTTTTGAGAAGCTCTTCATAACTTCTTTTAATGATTTCGAAAATGTGTCGATCAAACCACTAACACTTGTTAATACCTTACCAAGACCTTGAAGTGGTGATGTGACACTGTCAATTATGTTAATAAGTTTTTTGACGATACCTACTAACGCAATACTTACGCCAACAGCAAATGCTTTATTCCAATCGAAGTCTTTAAGCCAATCAAGTACTTTTGATCCAATGCCTGAAATAACTTTCCAAACTTTTTCAGCTTCATCTTTAAGACCATTAACAAGACCTTCCATAGCGAACTGTCCAACAGCATACATTTCAGTTGATGGGGAATGTATTCCTAAAACACCTTTGATTGCATCAAGGATACTTTTTCCTATTTCAACTAAAATTTTAGGAACTGAAACGATTCCATCTTTAAGACCGTTTTTAAGTCCGTTGATAATATGCTCGCCAATCTTTGTTAAGTCGATATCTTTGATTTTTTTAAGAATTTCCTGAACAAAAGGAAGATTTTTTGCTGCTATATACAATTCGTGTAAAGCTTCAGCTGCCATTTTGACGCCTTTAGCCATCAGCTCAAAACTACCATTAATCAGCTTATTGTTAATTAAAAAGTCTCTGATTTCAACAAGAGCGTCACCCATGTTAGCAGTAAGATCTAAAAGATCTATATTGAATTCGTCTAAAATCGCTTTTAATCCTTTGAACGCTAGTTTTAATCCTCCTCCGACAACTGTGCTAACTAAATTGAGGATAGCAAACAAGCCTTTAAAGGTACGTTTGATTTTATCTGCATCTTCATCTGTAATGTGTATCCATGTCGAAAACTTATGAAAAGCCGCAATAATATTGTATAATATGTTGGCATTCATTGGCTCGAATGTTTCTTTCCAAGCTTTGCCTATAGCTTTAAAAACATTTACCATAGTTGTTCCCATGTTCTTAAACGAATCGAAAACCAATGATTTTAAATTTAATTTTCCAGTATTCTCAATTAACTCCTTTATAGGAATTCCTGTTTTCTTTGACTGTGTTTCTAATTCTCTGAATGCTTTAACTTCTTTCTTTGTAAAACCAAGATTTTTCAGCTGAGCATCAGACATCTTTATCAACTGATCAATAGTAATTCCTTGAGTATCGTTCAATGCTTCCTGTGATTCTTTATAGTTCGTAGCATGACGAGTACTATCTCCAAGTTTCTCGTTAACAAGGTTCTGAATGTGAGCCCAGTCATAACCAGCTTTTGTTAATGCGTCGAAACGATCCTGTCCATTTCCAAAATCACCATTAATTACTTTGTTTACAACATCGCTAAAATCTTTAACCGCTACTGCTGCTTTTTTCGCCGGTTTAGTAACTTTATCGATTTTATCGGCAAGACTAGTTAATGGACCGTTTTTGCTAAAACCTCCGAACTTGTCTATTAACTTCTGGATACTAAATTTACTTATAAGTTTAGTTCCTGCATTTATGATCTTTGTTAATGCATTAGTTACTTTTTCAGCAAACGGTTCAATGTTTACTTTTACTTCATTTATCCGTTCACGTAATGCATTGAAGAACTTTACTAAAGGACCGTTTGACTTTATTAACGGAGTAACGAATAAAGCACCAATTCTGGAAAGAGAAGCTTTAACGTTTGACATTGCTCCATTAAAAGTCTCGTTTGCTTTCTTAGCATGTTCACCAAATGCTGAATCCATTGCCGCTGCAAAAGTGTTAAAATCAATCTTACCTTTGCTAGTCATATCACGAACTTCAGCTTCTGATACTCCTAAATAATTAGCCAAAGTAGCTGCAGCATTCATTCCTCTACTAGAAAGCTGAAGAAGCTGATCTCCCATAAGTCTACCCTGACCAGCTACTTGAGTAAATATACGACCAATGTCTTCATAACTACTATTAGTCATGGCTGCAACACCAGCAACACCTCTAAGTGCTGAGAACATTTGGTCACCGGCTTTCATACCGGATGCTGCCAACTGAGAAGCAACACTAGCTGCTGCATCAAGACTATATGCTGTTCCGTCAACCGCATCATTTACATTCTTCATTACAGCAGAAACTGCTTCACCATCTTTTAATAAACCTTTAAGCTGGAATTGAGCATTCTCTAAGTTTCTAGCTCTGTTTATACCTCCATTAATAATTCCGTTAGTAACAAAACTATTAATCTTTCCGACAAACCTCATTGCAGAATCAGTAAGGTTCTGTATAACTCTCATTCCAACAATGCCCATAACTGAGAATCTTTTTTCTACAGCGGATAAACTTTTTTCCATATTACTAAAAGATATGTTTTTAGCAGATTCATTTATTTGATCAAGCCCTTTGGCGGCACCAGAAAAATTTAACGATTTTTTCAGTTTGTCAATAGTTGATAAACTTGTTTGAACATTTCTTTCAAACTGAGCATTGTCAAATCGCATTTCGACAACTCTTTCATCAACCGTTTTTTTCATAGTCTAGTAACCTCCTTCCAGGCATTATCTGCAATTTCATCAAAAATAGGCTGGATAGCAGGATTGATATAATCTCGTCCTTCCACCCAACCTCCAGTTCCAGTTCCATGACCATACTGTAAAATAACAGCAATAGGAACTCCTTTGTTAACATTCGAATTGTTGAATTCTATTGCCACTGATCCATTTTGACATTTTATCTCGTAATACCAAGAGTCAGCAGTTTCACCTGAATCAACTGGCGTAGCAGACGAAAGGGCGGCTACTCCTTCTCGGCCGTACTTGTCTAATACCCCAATTTTTAGTGCTTCTCTGACTTGTTCGAAATACCGATTTAACTTGGAAAAGTCGCCTTTTTGTCTAAAACTTATCATACCATTACCTTCTTATAAATGTAACAATTTTTGCCACGTCTTTCTCTGCGCAGTTATCTCTCCATCGACAACGCATCCGTTATCTGACTGGAATCTTTTAGTTGCTGCTTCAAACATTTTTCCAGCGATCCCATCTTCCCTTCCGCAATCGTAACCAAGCGCATTAAAGCGTTTCTGTACAGCGAGTACAACCGGATGACGATTGTTTATATGCCGACTAATAGTTACTGTTTGGCTAAGAGTTTCAGGTCCTGGAATACGATCAACCTTTTCTGTCCTAATAGCTTTCTGAACATCCTCAACAAAATCACCAAAGACATATTTGTTATGTTTATGGTTACCTGATGATTTATTGGATACTTTTCGAGCCCGACCAGATACAACAATAACAGTATGTCCTTTTGTCTTTGTAACTAATACATCACCATTACGTACATCGTTGGATGATGTCACTGTTTTGGCAGGTTCAAACAAGCCAGAAGAAGACAATACAGACTTTTCACTTGCAGTGTTAAAATTACCGACATCTTTGCCAGTTGCCTGCCATATACAAGCTCTAACTAATCCACTACAATCAGTCTCTGTATTAACCGGTATCCTTCCTAAACCTCCATATTTCTTTGCATTCACGAAAGCACCGTTTCGGTTGTTCTGGTCATAACCTATATGATTATTATTGCAGGCCTGTTCCATTGCAATTGCCATTTTATTAGCCACAATTGGATCTTTCGGCCTAAGAACTACCCAACCTTTAGAATGCATATAAAAAGTCTGGGTAGATACTTCTCGCCCAGTCTGGTCGCCAGCTTTTCCTCCGCTGATATGACCGTTTTCATCAATTCTAGCACTTCCAATAATGATTCCCATATATCTCACCCTTTCGTGTTTAATTTTTTTCTTCTTGCTTCATTTAGAGCAGCATTGCGATTCATGATCTCTCGCGCACTACGTTTCTTAGGCGGAGTGTTCTTGATCTCGCATACACGGATTAACGTCAAAAGTCTATTAATGTGCCACTTTTCAAATTCTACAGGAATATGTAAAGTAATCATCCAATAATAAATTAATTCTGACGTTACTATCTCTCGATTAGGTTTTCCGGTTTTAACATCAGAAAATGTTGTGGCTGTCATAGGATCCATTATGTAATTTTTAATTTGCTCTATGTTTTCTGATGTCAAACGATTGTATATTTCGGGATCGACATTCGGAGTTAAGGTCATGAATTTTATATAATCCATAATTTCTTCCTCAGTTTTCTCCGAATGTAAAAATGACTTATGCCATTTCGATTCCCATTTTGAAATTGATATGAGGGAATGTTCCAACGTCAATGTCTGCTCTTTCTGAATTGGTCTATACAAGAATGTTTCGTTTTTTTCATCCCAATCTTCTGACTGAGTAGGTGGTATTGTAATTCGTAACATCCCTCAAACCTCCATTGCTTTCATGTTTAATTGTTCACTGACATCAATGCCTGCTGCATATTTCCATCGGATGCGATTTCTTTTGCTACATCTGACGGAATAATACCATTGACAAATGCAGCTGCTGCATCAGCATCAGTTACCAGCTCCATAAACAGAACTGAATATGCCTCTGTCTGTTCAAACGCTTTAGAAATTTCTTCACTTTTCTCAAATCTCTTTCCGTCAGGACTCTTCTTACCATATGATTTGAGAATGATGTCTTTGAAGATTTTCATGATGGCCGGACCATCCTGCGTTTTAACAATATTCTGAATCATTCCGGATAATCCTCCAGCGGTGCTGAGCTCCATCTCCATAATCTCTGCTTTTGATAAGTTAAAGTAATGATCCTCTTCTCTTTCTGAACCATTGTAGTCTGTGTAATTGATTGTTTTTTTTAACATATTGTTTTTTCCTTTCAATCTAAAAAATATAAAAAGACCCCACTAATTAAAGCAGGGTCTTAATGTTTAAGTTTAACTTAGTTGTCAATTTTGGGTTTAGCCATCAGCCATAAGAGTTGCAATCTCAGCCGGAAGAGGTAATCTGGCCTCTTTCTCCTCAGTACCATACAGAATATCCTCTAAAGCTTTAAGCTTAATAGGATCAGCTTTCGTAGAATCAATAGTGATTGATGCTGTAGGTTTGAGGTTATCGCCTGCCGGTACAGGCGTTGTTGTAATCTCCCATGACATAGTGATTGCCTCTGGGCTATCATTAATTGATGTATAACTCTTCTCTGATGGAGATGCCAATGCACCATAAATGATATGAAGCTTGTATCCATGATCATTAAGATCAACATCATTACCGAGTACGGTTACATAACTTAAACCGAACATCTTACGTTTCTGCTGTCCAACGGTTACACCGGTTGCAATTGATGCTGAGCCATCACACTCTGCAAATTCATCTGGGTATGTATATGCTTCAACAGTTGCACCGAATTCTTCAACTGAAGTAAGGTTTACATACTTGATGTCATCAGCATAAAGTGGTGACGGTTCTGCTCCTGATGGACTCTCTGTTACTGCAGTAAGACCATTCCAAGCAACACCTTTAGTGTATGCTCCACTTGAATCTGTGGTGTAAAGAACACCTTTTCTTACACCGGTTTCGTATAAACGTTCACCAGTATTATCCCAACTTAATTTAGCCATTTGTTTCCTCCTTTTAATAATACAATGTTAACACGTCATGTTCCAAATTGTCGGATTTGTAATTTCTGTCATACGAACAATATGGAAGATCCAAAAGTTTTTCTATTACCGGATGATCCGGTTTTCTTGCAATCACTGTTAAAGTATATTGCGTCATCTTTGTGTATACGGCATCATTGGCGTGTGTAGTTTTAATATCATTTTTAGAATACTTAATAGCCGGGTATTCCATTTTTTCAGGTGGCTGATAGTATACGTTTTTACTACCAAGTAATTCTTCTAATTTTTCCTGTAGTTCAAGTCTACTTGCCATTGTACACACCTCCGACCGTTAATATCAATCTTGGATACTGAATCTCTACATCTGAGATTTTCCATTTAGCACCCATAATCTCGGCATACATCATACTGGAGCAATTCTGATAGGCAAATGGATCGGCTACTATACTGATCACATTTGAAAGATTTATGCTATCGTTAATCTCTCCAGTGTTCTGGTGTTTACGTCGGTCGCTGGTGATATCGCCGAAATATTCACGCTCAACTATTTCCGATTCCCATATACCAGGATCAGTTTCTTTATTAATAGAATAGCCGATCTTTCCAAACCATTTACCCATTTTGAATTTTCCTCCCGATCTTTTTACTCAGACTTAACTGTAGCTAACTTAGCTGTAGTAGCAGTCGTAGAATCTGTTGTAACATATGTGATAGTTGCAACTTTACCTGCTACTTTGCAGCTAACTGGTAAGTAGTTAACACCAGCTTCGTCGATGATTACCATTCCTTTAATAAATGCGTCTCTTAATTCATCGGCTGAGATCTTTGTTTTACACGATTCGTCAGCATAAGCATATGTATCTGCTGCTTTAGTGTAAACTTTTCTTACTGCGACATTTACATCGTCAGAGTTCATGTAAATTTTATTCATGTGCTTAATCCTCCTTTATATAATTTAATCTACCGGCTCTTCAAGAGCAATAGCTGAGTATACCTTTGTAAGTGATCCGGACAGACGAGTCTCCAGCATGTATTTATACTGGTTGAAGTCCATGTCGAAGTCTTCGAATTTTGTGATCTCACCGCCCTTAGTAGAACCGATCTGATAATCAGCCAGGTTTACAAACAGACCAAGAAGTTTCTTTGTCTTACCGTCAGATGTTGTTCTGGTAAGTCCCTCAAACTGCTCAGCGGTAAGGATCTCGTTAACATTAAGTGCTGCTGCTAAATCCGCTTTGGAATCATAAATACGACGACCGTTAAGATCTCTTGCTAACAGCATCACATTAAGCAGATGCGGTGTACAGATCAAATCCGGAGTGCCAGAACCTTTATACTTCTCACGAGAATACAGAGATGCTGTAATGATTGCTTCGGCATAAATATAATTATCTCCGAAATGTTTACTTGTGTCTGTTCCCTGAAGCTCGGTCTTAGCTGCTTCAATGTCTACATCCTGATGAATCGTATACAGATCATCGTCATGCCAGATTGAACGAATATGATCTTCGTGGATCTTATCCGGATCGCCGTCATCACGACCATCACCAACTAAAGCTGCCATAGCAATCTCTTCAACGAGAGTCTGGCGCATCATCATCCACTGATAAGCAACTACATCAAAGTCAGTAATGTCAACAATGTCATCTCTATGCATACTATCTTTAATAAAGATGGTCTGCGGATCAGTTGTTCTGCTAAGCAGTTTAATGTTGGCCATCTCCTGCTTGTAGTTACCTTTCTTCTGATAGCCTTTAGCTCTGAGCTCAGCAATACGAGCATCAGCCTGTCTCGTACGAATTCTGCTGATAGGACTCTTATGGATTTTAGCAATTGCCTTGTTAACCCATGACTGATCTCTTGTGATGGTTTCAGGCTCGCCTTTCTTGAGTAATTCATATTCCGGGAATAATGTTTCATACTCATCTCCAAATACTCCGTGAGCGAGAGATGCATTGTCCTCAGCAAACTGCTGCATAGCCATTCTTAAGCTTCCTACATTGCTCTGTTTTGCAAGAGAGATAATTGCCTCCTCATCAGAGTGGCTAAGCACCACTTCATGCTGCATATCTTCGTTGTCAAATACGTTGTGTTTCATATTTTTGTCTCCTCTTTCAGATTCGTTGTCATTGTCATCATTGTTTTCACCATTTTCAGCCAGAGCCTGCGAAACTACATAATTCATAGCCATTCTCTGTTCCTCATTCATGGTGTTGATTACATCTTGTAACGTTTTGTTATCTTTGGTATTCTTCGGATCTTCAGTTTTGCTATTGTTGTCCATGTTTTCCCCTTTCTTTTTGTCATTGTCGTCGGAATGATAAAGCATAATATTTTCATCCCAAGATGCGTAGAGCGTGTCTTCTTCGTCTGCGCTGTGCGCCATTACGAAATCTACATAAGCGCCAGGGTTTGCGCCTGCTAACGTAAGGCTAAGCTCTCTGATGTTTCCATGGATTACATCGTTACCAATATGTTTAAGCTGATCTGCCCAGATTGACAATGATGATACATCACCGTTCTGTACTAGCGCCTTGGCTCTCTGTCCCTGTTCTGTATCGTTGAATTTTCCAAATGCATATACACCATCATCACGATTTTCAAGTATCGCATGACCTAATACTGCATTAGGGTCATTGTGCTGATGATTCCATACAAGCGGAACTTTGCAACCATCGTTTTCTTTAAAAGCATTCTTTCTAATTGTTCGACCATCGCCACAGAGCAAATCATTTCTGGTTGCCCATCCACTAAAATCGAAATTATCCATTTTGAATTTTACCTCCTTCATCTAAATCTTCTGTCACTTCACTGTTTTGTTCTTCAACATCAGAATTCGACTGGTTTATATTACTATTGACAAGCTTGTCTGCCTTAGGATCATTAGACGGTTTCATTCCTATTAACTGTCTAATCTCGTTAGATGTCAGAATTTCATTTCTGGTAAATTTATCAGCAATTTCAGCAATGTCGTTTATTGGAACCAGTTTGAATGGATCTCTGAAATACAAGATTGTCTGTGATTGTGACCTAGCTGTTTTAGTTAAAAACTTTCGTTTCATTTCATCGACAATAGCCGACACTATAGGTTCGATTGTCCGATTGTTATAATTGAGCATCGTTTGCTCGTCAGCTGTGCCCTCTAATACTGACTGGGTCATACCAAGCTGACTATATGCCATATTAGTAAGGTATTCAATTTGCTTCATGAGATTATTCTCAACCGAACGATTTAACTGAGTAACTTTCTCAGTTCCATCAATGTATGCTATTCCATACTTACCTTCTGCCAATTGTGTTTCTATGTCTTTACGTCGTTCATCGGCCTGCTGTCGTCGTGCTGGAGTTTTAACTACATATGGCAGCTGTATAATCAAATCCAGTTTTCCGGATGCCGTTTGTTCATCTGTCACATCTAATAAACGGAGTTTTTTTATAAGACGCTGCATATTCGAGTTTGGTTCATTGACTACCGCATATAAGGGATTCTCGACAATTCCAACCTGTTTTTTTGGCAATATGACATCCTCTTTTTCTCCGGTTCTTTCGTTATAAACTTTAACCTTAACATGCTCCGGATACCATTCAACAATCTTACCAGTTCGCATAGATAAAATATCATACGATTCAGTAACATTAGGATTAATTGTCGTATCTGTAGGCACAATAGCTACACATCCTTCGTCAAGCATTGACATAACAATATCTTGAATAAAAGCACGACTGGTTTGATCAATATTTGCTTCCATGGTCAAACAATTGTTAAGACCAGATTTAACATCTTCCATATACCGACCATTCTTATCAAGCCGACAATGTTTAATGTCAATTCCTGCGACATCCAACGCTATTCTGTTGAATATCGAAGTTATGATGGAACGTTCATTACCTCCACTTAATCTTGGTCGATCTGGTCGTCTAGGATAACCAGCGCCAATTGATTGATAATACATTGTCGGATCTCGATTAGTGAAAGCATTCCAGGCATGTTTTAACCTGGTACCAATGGTTAATTCCATTTTGAATTTTCCTCCTGTTTATGAAAATTTTTTAACGAACTCTTTTCCCGAATTAATGTCTTCGGAAGAAAGCTTTGATACGTCTATTCCGCTAAAAGTCTTTTCCATAGAATTGACCCATCTGTCTGCTTTTCGCTGTGCTTTAATATATTTTGCTTCTGCTCCACCAGCTTTGGCAGATTTCTTTTCGTATTGTGATTTGTACTTATCCGCTTTAAATTGGGCTTTATCTGCTTTGTACTGTAAATCAGATGCTTTATCAGCGTTAGAGAACATGCCATACTTTTTCTTATCTGCTTTATACTGCAAGCGAGTAGCCTTAGACTGCAACTTTTGGTATTTGGCAGCTGCACCTGTATTGGCTTTAATAGTTGCTTTTTCATAAGCTGTTTTAGCTTTAACTACCCTGTTGTCAAGCTTCTTTCGCTTGGCTGTAGCTTTCCCATATGCCTTAGCATAATCACCTTTACGGACACCCCACTTCATACCTAAGACGCCATAATGCATTAATTCGTCGTTGCTCATCATCTCACCACCTTACTCAAATGCTTCTCTATTTAGTTTGAAAGCGACAAACGCATCCATCATAGCTGCTACAGCATCTATCTTTGCATCATGTCGTTTTTTCAACAGTTTACGGTTACCGTTTGTGTCTTCCATTACAATACAGTTTCCCATAGTGAATGTCATCATTTCTTCATCGAACAATAGCATTCGTTCTTCTGAAAGTTTTTTCAATTCGCCAAGAGGAACAGATTCTGTTTTAGCTCCTTGGATAACCTTCTCTACTCCGAATTGTCCATTTTCTCTTATCCATCGCTCAACAAATTCTCTAGCATTATATGGATCGAAACCAAAACATCTAACTTCGTAACCTACATCTATTATGTAGTTATCAAGATCTTCGTAAACTTCCATCATATCCAAAATATTTCCAGGCATAACCATCAAACTACCTTCTTTTATAAACTGCTCATACTTAAAACGCATAGCAGATGGTAATTTGCATAATGTCATCTCTGTTATATAGTTTTTTGTCTTTATTCCAAAAGATCCATTAGCTAATGGAAATAGGAATACAAATGAACAGAAGTCATCACCTTGGGATAAATCGGCTCCTAAAGAACATGGCATTTGCCAATACTCTCTCTTTCGATGCGGTAAGGTTTCTTCATAAGTGAAATAATAAGTATAGCCTTCCATCGGAATTCCGAAACGTTTTGCTAAAATATCATTTCTTGTTGCAGGAGCTTGCTCAGCTCTTTCTATGTCATTTTGGTATGTTTCATAGGTTACTGTTTTATCCAGATTTGGATTAGCTTTAATCCACATTGCTGGATCGTTTATTTCGTCCATCGAATCAAGTTTATACCACCAAATGGAAGTATGCGGTGCATTGTATTCTCCTTTGAGAATTTTCATTAATTCCATTTTGATTGTATCGCCGCTACCATTACGAACAGTACCTTCGGAACTAATAGCCACAATAAGATAATCATCATTATCTCCGCCGCCTTGTTCTTTAGCAGCTCCTTGCTCTAATGCGCCTATTACATCTTCTCTGACATCTCCAGAAAGCCATTCATCAACTGTGGCAACCTTAACTCGTAATCCTTGAAGCTTATCGACAGACATTGGTCTAACTTCAAGAATTGAACCTGTAAGGAAATTCTGGATTCCTTTCTTAGTCGAAGCTAACTTAACTCGATTAGCTTTTGAACCTGTGGTATTCTGTATAGACCCTTCACATAAGAATTTATACAATGGACCACGTTCTCTCGTGATAGCTGTACGTATTGGTGACATAACCTCTTCCGCTTGTGGCATGGTTGGAGCAGTTGTAACTTGATGAGTTGTTGATGTGTCAACATTCAAGAAGTAATTCTGAATACATGACGCATACATCGATTTAGCTGCACCTCTGGCAACTATTAGGTACTGTTTATTGATCAGACGTTTTTTAATTGTCTTTCTAACATATCTACCTCCATGGCCATCTTTTGACGGTTTATACACACTTCGTTCGACAAAATAATACCATCCAAATATTTGTTCTGCCCAAAGTTTAAACGAATCGAGTAAATGTAAATCATCGCCATTGGTTAATGTAAGTTCATTCTCACAATAATCAATAAAACCCTGAATAGCTTCGTCGTCGTACCAAACACCAGGATTAGCTATTAATGCATCTATTCTATTCATCTCCATAGAGACTTCTTCACATACTGGTATTTCACCTCGAATAACAGCATCTCGAAACATACCGTAGTATTTCGGGGTAGCAGTATTCGATAATGCCATATACTATCTACCTCTCTTCCTATCGTCATCGAGTAATGCGAGAACAAATTTTTCTCCGGTTTTAACATCATCGTCATTGACATATCGCCATTCGACATCGATCGGATCATCATATACGTTTTTTGTCTTATGTTCGTTGGTTGTTCTCTTACTGGTACCTTCGCCTTCTACGGTACCGAAAAATGAATTAGCATTTGATTCTGTTTCGTCTGTTTCGTTTTTCTTTGCATATTTTCCTTCTTTGAAATATCGTTGACCTCTATCGATCTTCTGTCGATTTTCATAGTCCTGAGCTCTCGCCTGAAGAATCTTAGATGCAGTTTTTTCGTTATCGCTAAGGCCAAGCTTCTTTCGTAATTGTTTGTCAACGTAATCTACAGCAAGTTTAGTACCTTTATCTTTTATAGTTGACATCGTAGGAGATTTCTTTAACGCATTTATAAAGCGTTCGCCTTTTGTTGTCTCCTTTGGATTTAATGACGCCAATGTAGTTTCAAGACGAATCCTATCAATCCGATCCTGAATTTCTTTGTTAGACATTTCTTCGATATTTTTCTGTTTTAGCATAGAATGATTTCTTCCGTTGGAATCAGAAAACCTTTTGAGTTGTTTACCTCCGGTCAACTCGGAATACTGTTCTTTCATCTTAAGTGCTTTCTTTCTACCGGAATATGTAAGATTACCATTTTTGTCACGATACTTTTTATCTTTTGTAAATTCGGTATACTGGTTCTGCATATCGAGAGCCCGTTTTTTACCGGCATACGTTAAAGTTCCGTCTTTATTCTGATATCGTCTTATACCCCATTTCATGCCTAAGATACCATGATGGCAAAGTTCATTTTCCATTTTGATTTTACCTCCTTTCTCTTATCATGATCGTAAATTAGTAAGTCTCCATTCTAACTCGTTTATTGTCCGATTCATGCACTCCATGACTACCGAGCTAAGAGGTGGATCAAACATTAATCTGACTTTCAGATACATGTAACTTTTTACTGCTTCTGCTTTTACTTCATCGTTTGGAAGAAAATCGTCCCAAGTTGCTGTTTTATCTGTTATCATAAAACATTCAGATGGTCCTACGCCTAATTGGTTTAAGATCATGAATACAGAATTTATGTGCATGATGATATCGGCATCGAAACTCTCGTAATCCTCGCTTATTCCGAGAAGTTTTTTTATTGAGTTTAATATGCTGTTCATAGATCTTACCTCATTGCCTTTGTCTCGACAAACTGTCTAACACAGTATCCGCTTAAACCTGTATCGGTATTTACATGATACCATTCATCAGTAGATGTATTAACATCCACTGTAAGTTCTGTTCCGGCATTAACCACGCATAACGAATTTGAATCTATGTTTGGAGCTTCTCTAATGTTAAGCTTATGACACTTAACAACAACTCCAGGTACACAATCATTATGCTCATCAGAACTTGATGTATTGATCAAAGTCTCATCCTGTTCGGAGACTTCGTCATCGATTTTGTCATCGATTTCATTCTCAAGATTTGTATTCTTGTAATGTTTGTTGTTCATTCTCTTTCCTCCTTAACGTTTCCATGGACAAGTATCATTTTTTCTTCGCTCAATATTTGTTGGTATTATTAAGCTATCATCTCCATAGTGTATTGCATCATGAGTTCTTTTAACTGTTGTGATCAAATATTCTGGATTCAAAAGAAAATCGCTTCTATCGAGTATGTCTTCTTTTGTTATTGGATTCATATGATGAACCATAATACGGCCATGAATCTCTCGATCTTTAATACCGAGATCACATCCTAAATCCCTTACAATAATACGATCTCTAACTGACAGCCACTCGTCAGATTTATAAAATATCTGATTTAAATACCTGTCAAACCCGAATGTTTCTTCTCCAACTCTTCCATCTAATTTAAGATAAAAATATCGATCTTCAAAAGTCGGGAGCTCTATCAATTCTGAATAACATCTAATAATCTTCGTCTTCGTCGTTTTCATCTCCCTGACCAGAATAATGTCGCATAGCTTTAATTGCATTCTCATAAAGAACTTTCATATCAGCACTGTCTTCTAATGTTTTGGTCTTTGCTCTAAGTAATTTGTTTTCTTCAGCTAGTCGTTCTCGTTCCAGTTTCTCTCTAGTGGAACCTAACTTCAAAAAATGAGTAATGACCTGTGAAGATGCAGTACCTTCTTGCAATTGCTTTTCAGCGAGATCAACAGCCAAAGAAATCATCTGATTCTCTCTTGATTCAGGTGTTAATGCAGGTCTAATCTTACGAGAAGAATCTGCTTTTGTACTTTCTTTAGCTTTTGCCATACTTTTTAATCTCCTTTCATAATCTTATTAAATACTTATGTGTTAGTTTTAAGTGACATTTAGAGAGACTTATCGGATCTCTATTGTATCATGTACGAAAGAAGAAAAGCTAATGGCACAAAACTTTATCACGGTGGTATTTTTTATCGAGAGGTATACCTAAATGATCCAATAAGTCCCTCTAAATATCACTTAAAACTTAAAATGCTTTTTTCAAAATTTCCCCCGGGGAAAAAATAAAGACCGCGATGAAGGGAGGGGGTGTGGTTTTCGCGACCCCCCCTATGTTTTTATCATCTCATATCTAGGTCTATTCCTTTTTTCGAGGTACTTTTTTGTAAATGCCTAAGAAATCATTATCAATAATCTCATTAATCGATCTCTCATACTCTACATTGACTTCCTCTTCACTCATGTCATCTGTAAAATTTGAAATTCGATCTATTTTTCCACAAGTATTGTAACCTTTCTCATTATCGAACAGTAACCAAGAAGCAAACTGTTCAAAAGGATCAAAAGGATTGTCGATTGTGGTTAATCTATAATCTGTCATATGTTAGTTCGCCTCCTTTAAATACTTAGAAACTGTTGTAGTAGAAAGGCCAAGCTTATCAGCAATCTGCTGAATTGTGTATGAAGCTGACATTGCTTTTATCCTGTTAATTTTAGCATCGTTAACTTTAACTGATGTTTTTGGCATAGCTTTTTGTCTAAGTGAATCAGGATCTGAATTGTTAAGTATTCGTTTAAGAACTGTTTCACTAATTGCTCCAGCTTGAATAGCTTTCCATTCATCATCAGTAATGACAATATTTCTTTCTTTTCTTGAAACTGATCCAACTTCGACACGAGCTTTACTAAGAGCCTGTTGACTTGCTTTCTTAACATCTTTCTTCTTCATGTTAGGATCTGATTCAAGTTTGTCTTTGATTTTAGCATTAGCCATACGTTGAGCAGCACGTTCACGAGTAACATTTGATTCGGCCTCATTAAGCTTATGCATAAGACTCTTTACTTCTTTGTCATAAGCTTTCTTAGCACTACTATTGTATGCTATTTTACCTGTGTAAACCATCTCTTTACGAGCTTTATTAGCCATAGCTTTCATGCTATTAGCATAGTCTGCATACACTAATTCCATAGGATGTCTGTATTGAGACACTAAGGTATATGCATCATCAGTTTCAGCCATCTTAGTACTCTTCTGGGTACGAGTTTTTGTTATGGTTTCTACTTCACCAGTACGTTTGTTGACCTTAGTAACTTGGTAATCAGCATCATCAGCTCGTTTATAGATCAAAGCGCCTTCTGGACGGGATGGATCATACCATGGCTCTCCCTTTATGTTAATCTTAGGGGTACCCTGCCGTTTATCTACATCGTACTCCCCTTTAGCACGAGATACGATAGTGGATGCACCAGCATTAGTCCTACCCTGGTACTTCTTCTTAAGAGCAGCTATGTTATTATCCTTCTCACTAGCCTTATAGTCCAGCTTATGTTTCTCTGCATCTATGACTACCATGGAATGCTTAACTGCTCTAGCTAATTCCTTATCATCAGCTCCTAACAACGTCATATCAGTTATAAGGTTAGAAATCTTACCCATCTCAAGGTCAGTCTTGGTCATAATTTTGTATTCATGACCGTTACGATAGTAATGATCTTTACCATCCTCACCTTTTACCTTTTCACCGCCATACTCTAACTTGTTATCAAATCCAACAAGATCCTCAAGAGGAGAGGTAGATGTTATCTTAACTTTACCTGCTCTATCATGTGTTGGTATTGTCATAACAGTATCACCATCGAAGTCTGCACCAGATAAACGCTCAGCTACTTTACTATTAATACCTATAGCATCAATAGATGTCTTGCCGATCATACGTAATGCTTCTTTGTTCTTGTTGTTAACAGTAACAATTGGTATTTCAAATGTACCACCATGCGGATAACGAATAAGTGCAAGCTTCTGTCCATCTCTATAGCCAGGTGCGAACACTTCTTTCTCGCTCATTGATGTTACTGGTAAAATAACATGATACTTCTGACCTGGCAATGAAGCTGCCTGCATATGTACAGCTGCCGAATCACAACTTTGAGCAAACTTGTTCAGATAATATTTCTTAACCGTTGGATTGGTGAGAGACATAATCTCATCAAACTCAGCCTGCTTATCAGCTTTAGCTATACCTAATTGTTTTTCGGCCATATCTTTAGACTGTTTAGATAAGAACTGTGATGGCAATGCATCTTTCCACTCGGTCCAGTCACCCTCATCTGAACGCTTGTTGATTAAACCGAGCTTCTTCTTACCAGTCTTCGGATCATCATACCAATACTGTCCACCTTGATCTGCATCTTTGATTAGAGAACCAAATGGATTGTCTGGATCGCTCTTAATATCTTTGAGTACATCCATCTTAGGTACAGACTTTGATTTATTGGTGTTAAATATAACATCAACTCCATCAGGAAAGTCTTTTGGATCGCCATACACTGCCATACCTTTTATGTACTTCTTTCCATCGACCATAATACGAACCTGGGAATATCTTGATTCGCCAAGTGATAAGTCTGGTACTCCAGGACGAAGTTCAACAAGACCATCTTTTTCTACTCCGCCATCTTCTTTGTATCTGATCTGTAATCTCTTGGAGTCCATACTTTCTGGATAGTGAAACTTTCTTTCATATGTATCACCACCATCTCTTGATATATAGTCTTTAACAGTCTTTACTCTATCGAAGTCATATATCTCTTTGTGCTCTGTACCTGGTTTACAAAGAACTCTTTGAGTTGTCATCTGTCCAGGATTAGTTACCTGTGAGAATCGTCCGCCATATACTTCGTATCCTTCTCTCTGAAGAAGATACAGCGCCTGATCCATCTTTTCTTTTGTTATGTTGAGTTCTCTCTCGACTCCGGTTCCTACATCGACCATCTCTTTCTTATCGACCTGCTCTTTTAAAAACTTAGCAGTTTCTTTAGCCTGGTTCATACGAGATTCTGACTTAGGATTAAGAAGTGAACGAACTGTGGATTCATTGATACCCATCTGTCGTCCAATCTCTGATGTGTTGAGACCATCTTCTTTTAATGACTTAGCTCTAGCGACATCAAGTGATCTTCTCTCATCTTTAGCTAACGCTTTCTCTGTTCGATACTGGGTTGTAGTAAGGCCAAACTCTTTCCTGATGTTCTCAGGTGTTTCTGTCCATCCGCTTTTCTTAAGCTCATCAATTCTTCCAAGAAAATCACGACTACCATGCTGATATGGATCTTCTCCTGAACCCCAAGGATATCTTCCTGATCTACGAGGCATGCCATAGTGTTCAAGATATTCACTATCACTCATAGATCCGCATCCTAAATATGATTCGATCTCTTTCACTATGGAATTCATGATCTACACCCCCTCTGCATCAATTTCTGCTAATATCTTATCAAGATGAATTATTCTGTCCATAATTGGTACAATCTCTTCTGCTGTCGGATGGTGTACTAACACCTCATCCTGTTTATATAAGCGAAGTTCAATATCGCTGATCTCTCCTGGTTTAATTCTGTATTCCAAACAAAACAGAGCAGCATATACCATGAGCTGTTCAATGTGATGTTCAATCTTTCCAGTTTTTCCAGTCTTCAAATCATGGATCCTAAGAACACCATTCCTAAAAGAAATAGCATCTGCTGTACCAAAGAAACGATCTGAATAATATAAAACAACCTCAGTACTCATCTTGAATCCTATTGCATCATTCACATATGCATAAAGAGTTTTCTTGGAACGTGGTTGCTTAATGCCTAAGTCTATAGTTTCTTTTGCCCAAGCATGAAGTTTTGTTCCTTTTTCTGCCGCTTGCTTGTTCATGTAGGATTCAATTGCCTTTTCGTCGGAATATCTAAGCCATGCACTTGAACTAGCGCTAAAAGGAGCATGCAAGCCTTCAAGGTTTGAATGTTTCACGAAGTTCATTTAATACTTCCTCCTTATTTTCCGGATATATAAATCTCGAAAATGACATATTATTCATTTTGTCGACATAGTAATCCTGATTTGGTCTTTTTCTCGCGGTAGCACTTTTTTTAACTTCTAAAGTAGCCCACTTATTATTATAAAGCACAAGTAGATCTGGAATTCCCTGAATATCACTTGAGTCAAGTTTTGTTACTATGCATCCAGGAAACATTGTTTTTAATTCTTTTTTAAGATCTGCCTGAAACGCGCTTTCTAACATAAATGAGCCTCCTTTCTTTTATAGAGATGGACCTTATCGGACTCGAACCGATGACCTTCCGCTTATGAGGCAGATTCTCTAACCAACTGAGTTAAAGGTCCAAAATATAAAAGAGATAACATAAACAACCAATTTTGGCCGATATGCTATCTTCTCTCTATAAAAGAGTATGTTTTTACCGCGATGGGGTTTTTGGTTCCTAAATATCAATCGACAAATTCAAAATGATAATTCTTGTATGCGCTGTTAGTTCTGATAGCTAGTAATATATACTTGTGTCCACCATCTATGTATCTAGCACATTCTCTAACTGAATCAAATATCATTCCATTCTCGATAATTCTAACTTTCGTTCCAGGACGACCTCTACGATTTAAGCTGCGAGGTTTTGGATCATCTACTCGTTCAATATGATAACCATGGCATGTTACTGCACCGATTAATCCGAGTGCAACATTTCTAACCCAGCCGCCGCTTACTCCAAGATAATCAGCGCAAGCCTGAGCTGAATTAAATTCCTCTCCAGTCTCAATGATTCGAACTTTTACTCCATCTCGTTTTGTATTGATGTTATTCATTGATTCTCCTTTCTTAGCAAAAAGAAAAGCACTAGTTAGTCTAGCGCTCAACTTTTTTAAAAATAAAGTTACTTGTACCACATTATTAAATCTTCTACACGACAATGTAATGCTTCAACCAACTTACGAATGTTTATCACAGTCGGTGTACATTCTCCATTTGCATATCTACTTAACGCTGATAATGAAATACCTGTGATCTCTGACAGATCTTTTAGAGTATAACCATTTCGTTTTCGCATGGCATTAAGTCGATGCATAAAATCATTTGTCATCTCTTTATCTGTCATGTTATTGATGTCATCCGGTAATCTCCGAATCCGATTCATAAAATTATCATATATGTATATTCCATCATTTAATTTAACTTGTAGATCAAACGTGTTCAGCTGTTTCATATCTACAATTTCAGATTCGTCCGTTTTTGTGTAAAATATAAAATCGTCATATAGACGATCATCAATTCCAAACTTATTCATAGGTCCTCCTTACGCATGTATGAAAACATATGTAGATATCAAATCGTCAATCTCGCAATCAAGTACACATCCAATATTAACCAATGCTTTTGCACTTGGCATGCAATTACCTCTCAGATATCGATTAATAGTTGACTGAGATATCTTAGTTTTTTTTGCCAATTCACGCTGCCCAATATTTTTCTCTTGCATGAAATATTTTAAATTTTTGGCGAAATCTTCTAAAAATCTATTTTCGTCCATTTTTGTGCATCTCCTTTCATAGGTGATCTATATATGAATCACTTAACTTACTATATATATTATCCCTATTTAGGGAACTTTTACATAGCTAATAGACTGTTGCATATATAGATCACTTTTTACCCAATTTTGGCTAAAAATAGGCTTTTTTTACCCAATTTTCGATGTTTTTTATCAGTTTGATCCGTATATGCATCACTTTCCCGTTCGACTACCTCCAAATTTTGCCGTTTCGTTTGTCTCTAACAACGATTCGACCCTCAATATGGAAGTCAGAAATATCGCAAATGTTAAAAATAGCATCCAAAAGTTTGCTAAAACGTTCATAATCTTCGTCTTTTTTAGTCGCATTTTCGACATTTGTAATCGCTTTATATGCAGTTGGATCAATATAACCCTCTGCATTTCGCTTAAAATCATCGTTCATTATGCATCAAAATCCTCCGTTTTTTCAAGTTTTACGCCACCATATTCCCACAAATCTTCTTGCAATTTGTCTATGTCCAGTTCGCCGTTTTCCCATTTATGAAAGTATTCTAATATATAATTAGTAAATTCAGGAATACGTTTAGTATATGATTTCTGCCAATAATGATCCATCAGCACTTCAAGTGGTAATGCTAATGTTAACACCATAGCAGTGTTTATAGCATCTTCAGTAGCCTCTTGCTTAACTTTGGCAAGCTGATCTTTAATCGTATCTTTAACCCTTTCTTTTACAAGAATATCAATCTGCTCCTCTGTCAAATTGTACGTAGGTTTTTTAGTTTTCTTCTTCTCCGCTCTTCTGATCTCCGCTCTGCTCATATTTAATGCTCTCCTCCATACATTTAGTGTATCCGTTAACAGTTGCGCATTCTTCAACACACTTACAAATACGATCTACAATAGAATAAATCATAATGTAAGCTACTAACATAATCACTAAGAGTTTAATCATTGTCATAATATCAGTCCTCCTTATTTTCGTTTCTTTCTGCATAGTAATCTCCAACTTCCTGCACGATCTTGTGCTTTAACAAATCGTCAACGGTTAAACCAGGATAGCTTTTCAATGTTTTGTCTACATACTTACGGAAATCATCATCTGTTTCATATAATTTTTTGTAATTCATAAAATATCACTCCTTTCTTTTTACGATTAAGTCACTATAAGGTAAACTCTCAATCCAGTCACAGAATCCCCACTTACCGGAAGTGAAATCTTTATTTCTGAATATATGTTCATCTGGCGTTTTGTGAACTTTCCACTCATCTAACTTATTGTTCTTACGAGACTCATAAATGTTTGACAGTACTTCATAATTCATCATAACATTACGAGTCTGGTTGTAGCTGCTAGGAAGAAGCTGAATCATCTGCCGCCAAATATCTTTTTTTATTTCTGCTTTACGTTCAGGATCGTAAATACTGTCGTCATAACCGGCACTATCAAAATTAACGAATTTATCTCGATATTTATTCAATTCATCAATTACGTCGTTTAGACATACGATGGTTCCAGTTTTTAAATGCTCAGTAGAGAAATCTTCTAGCGTAAATTCTTTTTCCGCAATTTCATGCATCGTGCTGCAAGAGTTTGCAACTGTACCAACTTTGTAAGTGTCGAATTCCTCCCACCAATATAAAGGTGCAGTAATTCTAGCATATACTGGCATCATTTGCATGATTTTTCGATGATCAGTGCCTGTTTTAGATAAGCGCTGCATTAATTCGTAATCATTATCTCCTAAATAAAAGTTTCCATTACCAATACAACGATCTGGATGTTCGCATTTATTACACTCACAAAAAGCATAGAAGATACATGTCGCACTATCACTCTTCTTCCAAGAGTTCATAGGATTTCTCATCCCCTCAATAATAAACTCCATTTGCTCTAGACTAGCCAGAACTACGTGCTCTAATTTAATCATTATTGTTTTTCTCCTTCGTATTTGAAACCCAAAGACTATCTGGATGCCACTCGCAATAAATACATTTAATACTTATCTCGTTATAATAAGGACATTTTTTACGTTTACATTTCTTTTCTTTAATCATTTTATTCCTCCCTTTTATTTATAATTTTAAGTACAACTTTTCTATTTTTTGTACCTTTTTCCGTAGAAGTATCAAATAAAGGCCAGTTATTAGGACAACCTATAGAGCATGGATCTTCTGGTAAACTTCCATCAAAGAATGCACAATTGTTACAAGGTCCTGCTGCCATACAAAGACCAAATAATTCAAAAGCCTTTAACATAGCTTCTTTATTATCTTCGTCTGTAAATGTAGTCACTTATTCTTACCTCTCTTTCTATGCTGTAAAATATAATCACCATAATCCGATGGTTTTATGGATTTTTCTTTCTCGTACTTCCACATACCATAACCTTTACGTCCGGTTTTATGATTTTTATCTTTTGTATACATAGTGGAAATATCGTTACTCATCTTTCTCCTCCTTTCTAATATAATTCTTACAACCTTTAACTTTCTTATTTATAACTCTTCCGTATTCAGCATTATACCAAATACCTTTATGGTTAGCACAAATGTTATTCTTATAATCAGTGCAATTATGTATGCAATCGTGACATAAAGATTTATTCACTTTTTTACCTCCTTTTTTACCCCCTTCTCAATATGTTTTCTAAGACATTTACATAGGTCATGATGTTCACAAGAAATATGAATCATATATAGACCATTATAATTTGTTATATGATTTGTTTCCGTCGAAAAATAAGGACAGTCTTGACAAATATCATCGACGTTTAATATTGTATTAATCATTTCTTTTCCTCCTCTATGATTTTATGACAAACATCGGACAATTTTGCATTTAATTTGTTGTATTCTTCTGCCCATATATCGTTTATTTTATCACAATGTCGCTGCCACGAACAATTAATGTATACAACATAGAAACACATAATAATGAAAAATATCAAATTACTCATTTCTTTTCCTCCTAAACTTTTTTATTATATAACTCGCTTTCTATATATTTTTTAATGTTTCTGCACTTTTCAATATCCTTGCAAGTAACAATGTTCTCTACAATCGTTCCGTTAGAACCTAAAGTGATAGGATTTTCTGGTTCGAAATATTTACACGAATGACAGAAATCCTAAACATCTAATTTTATCATTTCTCCTCCTCCATACTTCTTATTTGACAATAAAAATTCCCGTCCAAAGTAACAATCAAATCATAGTCTCTAGGACTAGTATAAATTGACTTTACCTCTGTATTCAGTATCTTTTCAGACAAAATATAATTCACATACTTACGATTTATTAGAATTACATCATTGTTTGAATCCTGAATAACAACATCACCATTTGTTATCTGCAGAATATCTTTTAATTTAATCATTTGTTACCTCTTTTCCTATGCTGCAAAATATAAAAGAAAGAGACCTAAGTTTTCTTAGATCCCTCTCAAACCAACTACCGTAACTAAATATCAATCTCCGGTATAGAACCACAAGTCGCCATAAATTTCACGTGCTTCTTTGTACTCTTCGTCTGTAATTAATCCATCATCCTTTGCTTTACCGAAAGCATCCGCTCTCGACATCTGCACAGGATAAGGATTATACTTACGTTCGAATTTCTTGTAAAGTTCGTTCCATTCCATTCTTGTTTTTGCCATACTTTTAATCTCCTTTCAGATTCTTAGTCATAACAGAGAATGTTTTTATCGCGAAAGCAAGAAAATATAATGACTATCTTTTACCTCTCTTCCTGTGCTGCAAAATATAATTACCATAACTAGCCGGGGATATCCTGTCTACTTTTTCATTCTTCCATAATACATATCCTCGACGTCCAGATGTCTTATTCATGTTTTTCGTGTACATGGTAGAAATATCAGCACTCATATCAATCATCTCCATTTACAATCTTTACCTTATAACCGAGTTCTTTTTCGATCTCGGCAATGGTCATTTCTTTAGCCGGTTCCAACATGTTGTTTCGTTCATTAATGTCGACGAATATATCGAACAATTTATTATCGAACATGTATTTTATGATTGTATCTGCGGCTTTCATAAAGTCTTCGCTAGATATATTAACATCTTTATTCTCTTCTGAAAGATGCTTCAAAATATTGTTGCAATCAAAATCGCATATTATTGGGCCGTTTCCACGATAAAAGTTAACATTTTCACCACAATACTCGGTGCTAATTCTTAATATTTTACGTTTCATAATATCACTTCTCCTTTTTCTAAAGCCTGTCTATTAACTGGTTGTATTCTTTTGCCCATCTTTCATTTATTTTGTTGCAATGTTTTGTCCATTGGTCATTCAAATCATTTAACTGTTTTGCCCACTCTTCATTTATATGTAAAAAAACTTAGACCAAATTTCATTGATTATAAGACAAAACACCAGTCCACATATACTTACAAAAACAATATACTTCATATCTTTTAATCTCCTTTCTTTTTAATCTCTTCATCAAGAATCGACTGAAATTTGTTGTTGTCGTTTTTACTGCTGTTAGATTTCCGTACATGCTCTGTCTGTCGCTTAATTTGAAAGAACGGCGTTGGAATATGCTGAACGGGTTCAATTATATGCTTACAAAGCCTCCAACTCTTCAAGTACTTTTGTTATTTTAGGCCACTGAATTGCAATCCAGTCTACCATTTCTTCGTTTTTCGCCCAGGCATCCTGCAATGCAATAGAATCGTAAGATAATCCACTTTCATTTAAAAAAGCATGGATAACTTCATGTCTAATAACCTGCTTTCTTCGACATTTTTTTTCTTCTGCAGTCCAATTTTCAGAAGAATATGGTTCCTCATCAAAATCTGCAACAACTATACGTTTTGAAAATTCAGCACAATAACCGTCTAATTTGTATGTTCTCATATGATAGTCATCTGACATCTTATGCGTTTCAAATGTATATATTGTTCCGAGAATATCAATTTTCTTCATCTTTTTTCTCCTTTAATAATTTTTTCATCCGGTTTGTAATATACCGGTTTGTGTGAATGCAAGTTACATGGTTCGCCCAAACATTCATTGCATGGATCTTTAACGTCGTCTATATCTTTATATTCACATGTTTTGCAATACTTGTGAAAATATACTTCTTTGTAATCGTATTCCACAATATCCTCCTTTTATTAATTCAAAAAACTAAAACAAAAGACCCAATGCTAATAGCACTGAGTCTTGTTTGTTAATGTAAGTATTTTGATAGTATGAAACCTTTAAAATCTTTAACAACTTCATACGCTACATAATCGCTGGATAAACCATTTAAGATTCTGTCAGAAAAGTTATCAAGATAATACTTGTATGTAATGTCTCCATAACTTTCGATCTTTACAAACAAAGCATCTTCTTCTTTTGTAGCTATAACAAATATCTTTCCTGTGATTTTCTCCTTTAATTTAGTGTGTAATGATGTCGCAAATAAATAACCATAATCAGTCATGCTATCACTCTCCTTTCTTATAAAAGAGAATGTTTTTATCGCGACTTTGAATTCATCAATTGAATTGCTCTTTTAGTAACCCAATCGTCATGAATTGGTAAGTTAAAACCTGTGGAAGCATCCCAATCTTTGAACGCCTCCGCAAATATAACTTTACTCGCTACATCAGGATATTTCTCCTGAAGATCTTTTAATTCACGTCCCCACTGACTCCACTTACTGTTAGAGACAATGTTGTCGTTGAAAATATAATATATGGCGGAATGAACAATCATCTGTAATCGTCTCTGCTGAATCTTCTCAGCAATCTTCAACTCTTCACTGTTAAACATTTCATAGAGTTTCAATTCCATTTCACCCACTTTCCTTCATTGAATTTCTTTTTCTGATCTAATGCTTTACTTATGGCTAGATCTATTCCAGATCGACTTTTTAGATGATAATAATATAAATCTATATACTTAGTATTTAATCTGTCTATCCGCCCAGCAGCTTGCTCCATAACTTTGTAGCTATAGTTTTGAGAAAAGAATATAATTGTATCCGTCTCAACACAATTCCATCCTTCGCATCCAGCTGTATACTGAACCAAATATATCCATCTATCTCCTTTAGGAACTGGTTGGTGAGCATGACCACTCCATTCTGCTACTTCATAACCAATACGCGCTTCAGGTTCTAACAAGCTGTCATAGTCCTCATAATCATAAAATAAATGAAGCAGCATGTCTCGTTCGTAATCGAAATTGTAAAATATAATAGCACGAGGAGTTTTATCAAGGATCTCCATCAAAGCTACAACTCTTGAGTCGTCTTCATTCACAATTCGTCTTAAAACGTAGCAAAGGCCAGATGCTTGTTGGATAGGCTCGTTTTTATATGGATCCCAACGGTTTCGAATAGCATCTTTATACTTCGAAACGTTATACCGTACATACACGTCTTCGTGATGTCTAACAGTTGGTCTGTTAAAATCCATGTCAACAAGAATTCTATTTCTCAGTCTAATCAGTCGTCCAGTGTTAATGTATCGATCAATCTGAGGCCATTTTGTGTATCGAGAATATATAACATGTTCTCTACAGAATTCAGTTTTATTTTTGTAGAAACCATTCGCCACAAAGACCGGAATATACTGTTCCCAAGTATCACCTGGAGTTGCTGACAATATAATCCATTGATTTTTACTCGTTATTTTATAAAACGATTTAACCCAAGCACCACTGCCTGTTACTCGATCCTCATCAAATATAAAGAATGCGTCGCAAATGTCATTATACTTTTTAATGTTATTCCAAGAATCAATAACAATTCTTACACATCCATTTAAAGCATTATTTATCGTATTTGTTGATAATCCGAAATTTGCAAGTTCACCTTCCCATTCATGAGAATCACGTTTCATAGCAGTAGTTATAATATATAGGTCTTTTGGTTTTTTCATTGGAATGTAGTCTGGTTCTATACTACCTCCATTTTCTTTGAAATAGTAATATAAACCAGTTCTACTCTTGCCTGATCCAACACCACCATTTAGGACGCAGCCATTAGACATTTTATTGACCGCATCCATCTGGTAGTCTCGTAAGAACGGCTGTTTTTTACTTGCCATTTAGATCGTCCTTTACGAATCCTGAATATGGAATCATCCATTTGCCATCAACTTTCATGGAACCAGGATACCTTCCTTCACGACATCTTTTCTGGATTTTCTTACATTTTACGATTGTTTTTGTTCCATCGCTCCAAAATATGATAGTAGCCGGGTCGTTGAAAATAACATTTACAATACTTGATTTTAACATAATTTTCTCCTTCTTTTTATTATAGTTGTACATTTCGTTGTAATTGTTGAAAAATCCACTAGGTGTAGCTGCATCGACGTAACGATATCCATTAGAAATTTTGAAAATATACTTTTGCATAAAAATATCTCCTTTCTAATCCTCTTATTTTTTTCCTGCTGCCATCCAAGCGTCAAATGATTCTTTGCAATCTGGACAAAATTCAACGTTTATATTAGCGTAATAATCTCCATACTCATCAAAATTAGCGAGTATAATTCCATTTATTTCTTTTGAATCATTTTTTGTATTGTATACCTCATACAATTTTCCACATCTGTCACATTTTTTTGCAAATCCCATTTTTTTTTTATTCTCCTTTCTTTAATACGCATAGATGTATACTGGTTTACTATATGATTTAGCGTGTTCCATCTCATATGTAGTACCATGCCCAATATCAAGTTTTGTACGACTGCTATAACTAGTCTTTGGTACAACAACTATAGCGTCTGCCCAATTCTCAATAGTCAAGAAACAGTCTCGTACACAAGAAACAAAACTATCATCTTCTTGTTTAACATATCTAACCTCATGACCAAGAGATTCGAGTTCTTCAGCAACCTGCTTTATCTTAGCCTCACGAGTCATCGATCCTATGACATATATTTTTGCCATCTTGTTTTCCTTTCTATTCGTTTAGTTTTTCTTTTAATAATACTTTGTACGCTTCGTTTTCTTCAGCTAAATCTTTCAGTTTGTTGTTTAGGAACTCTATCTCATGATAGCATTCACTTCTAAACTGATTGAATCTTGGAAGCGAAACAAATTGCCGGTTATCTATCCAGCAATGATCTTCATCTGCAAAAACAACTTTTGTAGGTTTTTCTTCTTCCATAGAAACCTCCTAACTTTGTCTCAAATACCTAATCAACAGCCACACCAACCATAACCCGCCAGTGGCAAACACCATGATAAAGTCAAATATCAACCCTAATACACTGCGTTTTTTCATAGATCATTCTCCTTTCTCTAATAAACTATCCAAAATATTCACTAATCTGGCACGTTCTTTTTCTATGCCATCTTTTAACCCTCGTCTATAAGCGTCGGATAAAGCCTCTGGCTGTTGAGTAGCAGTAGACCAACGTTCGTCAGTTGTTAAATATAAGGTTCCTTCTTTTGAAGTGAAACAAGCAAGGCAGTATCCTGCCTCATTTACATGATCTTCTTTATCCAATATCTGCAAACATATTTTTGAATCTGATCCATACTCTCTTTCAATGTTTGAACAAATATTTTTTAATTCACCAATAGATAACATCTAGTTCTCCTTTCTAAAAAATAAGCATGATTTTAATAATTTTTTCAACCACAATATTGTTAAACAAATGAACATAATACAGCTTTCCGCCGTACCAGATAAGATCTCTGTCCGAATCGCAACCTGATTTCATTGCTTTATGCAATATTTTTCTTTTTAAACATTTTTATTCTCCTTTCTAATATTCAAACCCAGTATTAAGATTTGTATCTACAAAATATCGTTTTGAGTGTGGATCACACTGGAGTGGATAAACAACATATCCATCTCTGATGAGATATAGTAAACTATTACCAAACCCATCACCATGCTCTGTATCAACGTCCTGCAAATCACAATTCTCAACAAACATTAAAGCATTTTCGAGAACAGAGTCGAAACGATTCGTATGATTCATACAATCTTTCTCCAATTTTAAACGCAGATCCAATAATTCGACATTGCTAATGTCCAGAATCACTTTTCTGTAGTTAAGATCCTCCACAAAATCATTAATATAAATTTTCATATTTTTTCTCCTTTCTATTTGTTAAACACTACCTGTTCAACATCTCCGCCCTGTACTGTTACCGACTGCATAACACATTTCTTTTCATTGTCCCAATATAATGTGTCAAGAATACAGTCGATCTCTTCCTGAATATCAGGGTCAGTCATCCGCATAACTTCATACTGTTTGAGGCCAATCTGATTTCTTAATTTTGACATAACTCCAGCTGACCAGCGTCTAAACTTACGAGCTTCGAGTCGTCTACTAGCAAATAATGCCTCATAGATTCCAAGTTCGTTAACTGCAAGCATCCAGAATGATTGAGAGTGGACATGCTTTGAAGGCACTTCGACTCCTACTTCAACTCTTTCCATCATATCTGGATCTAACCTTTGCGATACTTTGCCCACTTGTAAGTTTAATGCATCGCAAATATCCTTAAGAATCGCATACCATTCTCCATTTATTTCTACAAAGCGAATATCATATCCGCACCAATTTTCTACTCTCATGTTTTTTCTCCTTTCAAATATAGCTGGCATACCTCTATTAAAACAATAATTTCTCGCACCATTCATCTATTTTGTTTTCGTCCAATAATGTTTTAATGTCTTTACCATCAGTAGTTGCCGCCAGACAAAGTCCAGGGTTAGATTTGTATTCATTTCTTAATACTCCTACAGGAACTATTAATTCCATATCATCCGGTAAGCTTTTTAAAAGCTCTTTCATTTTTCCTACTGTCAAATTAACATTACTCATGTTTTTTCTCCTTTCAAAAATATAAAAGAAAAAGACTTAACAATAAAAACGTTAAGTCTAATTCTAATACTACTAGTCCGAATAGTTCATTAAATATGATTCTTTAGATGCAATATAGCTTTCGTATGTATCGTAGTTGTCAAGTTCATGATATGGACAAGTTTCATGTTTACACAATAGTGTTAAATGATGCTTGTGTACATGAGCTTCACCATCTGCACAATATCTACAACCTCTTTTATGCGTTCTTTTTTACCTAAGGTTCTCATTTTTAACTCCTTTCAAACCAAACAATAGTTTCTCATAAAAGTAAATGATTTTTTCGCGAAAAAAGAAAAGACCCAATGCTAATAGCACTGAGTCTAATCTCTTATAGCAGTTTGACTATGTTCTTAAATATAATTTTGATTCTTGAACCGCTTTCTTCAATGGTTTCGAATTCAATAAACCCTCTGTTTTTTTCACCAGTAATTTTCCATCCTAAAACTTGAGCCTCTAACTCTCGTGGAAATCCTAACGAGTCATATACCTCGTTTAAAGATATCCATCCAAGATTTTCAAGTCTCTCGTTCATCCAACGCAAATTACTGTTGATAAACATCAAGCTGCTTTTAACATCTCTACACCATCCACTACAGCTCTCATCAAATATTTTTTCTATCATAATCATCTCTCCTTTCATTAAAGGAGTTGTAATACACGCGAGTTATTCTTCCGGATGCTCTTCCTCAGCATATCTGGCCATAAATCTATCGATCTCCTGGATAACTTCCATGGACTGTAAATATGCGGAACGTCCGCTCTTTTCGTTCTTAGTTCCTTCCTGAATAACCCAGTCATATGGACGAATATCCATACTTACACTGAGAATATCAACATCGTCCAGAATTCCTACTGATTCTTCATCTAGCTTATTTATTTTATCACCGGTTTTTAAATATACCTGAGGACCACGATTGTTGAACTTAACCTTTACCGGCAAGTACATAAATGGCTTATCTCCCTCATCACGAGGATCTCTGATTTTTACATTCCAGCCTTCACGTTCAAGTGCCTCGGCGATTTCTTCGGTTGGTATAATTAAAGCGAAGTTTCTATCGCCCTCACGGTTATAAGCGTCACCTTCTCCTCTGAAGTTTCTGAATGCAATTCTAGCATCGTCAATCTGTAATATACCTCTTGGTGCAATTGTTAATTCCATAATATTAATCTCCTTTTCTTTTTTTTGTGTTTGTTTGAACTAAAAACAAAAGACCCAACATTTCTGTTGAGTCCCTTGCTCTTTAAAAATAATTACTCTTTTGAGTTTTTAGATGTCTTCTTCGTCGTCAGAATCATCAACTCCGGCTTTTTTAAGTGCTCCCTGTGCTGCTTTATTTCCATATTTAGCCATACCCTCGATCAATCCTGTAGTTATGCCGTTAATTCCAGCGCTAACAAGATCACCGACAGCTTTACCAACTGTCAATCCAAACATCACAGCGAATGCTCCTTTTCTTAAATCTTTCGTTTTGATAGTAACTTCTAAATTGTTCATCTTTAAATCCTCCTTAGATTTTTATTTTTTTTCATTAAATACTGTGTTTAAATCGCGAATTAGTCGAATGGCATGTCTTCATCTTCATCAAATGGTATCTCTTCCGGTGCAGATGGTGGAATTTTCATAAAATCAGGAACAATAGATTTTCCCATATAAGGATCGTCCGAAACAAACCATTCAAAGTCTCCGTATTGAGATATAGTCTCAACTGCATCATCAACAAGCTTATCATAAAATGAACGATCGATCATGTCATCTTTATCGAGTTTTCGAACCATCTCGGATTCAAGCCAACGATATCCTGTCGATCCAGTAGCAGCATAGTTTTTGCCTTCGTTAACACGATATAATATTCCGCCATTGTAACCTGGCAATATAGGTGTAAACTGACCTACTCGTCCAATGAACTGCATATCATGAGTCTCTTTGTCCATCTCGCATAACTGCGAATATCTGTCACCGAGAGATTCAAGATCACAGTGATATTTTTTAGCCACCTTTTCAAGAGCCAAAGGAGCTTCTGAATGCCATGCCTTGTCAATATCATCAAGTTCTTTTCTGTCTTTGTCAGACATTTGCTGTAAATTCTCGTTTATATCCAAATATAAGTCGCCTTTGGATACTGAGAATGTCTCGCACATATCTTCGAACACAATTGGTTCGTGACTAAACAATGTCTTGAATAAATATGGTACTGCAAACTGTTTGCCGGTAGCTGTCCATTCTCCGCCATGATCATAATTGTCTCCAGGAATATAACCGTACATTTTCTGACATTCATCTGGATCTTTATACTTAGCAATATAAACTGCATCGTTCACCAGACACATCTTATCGTACGTAGCCTCATGCTCAAATGTATAGCCGTATCTCTTACCGAAATCCATAACAAACTGAATAATTTCAGGAGTAGCATCCGGTATCTTAATAGAATCCGTCTTAATATGAGCAACCTGGAATCCACGTTTCGTAACCTCGTATTTTAAGTCAAGCATGAATAATGCCCCACGTTTCGCAACAATGTTATCCTTATTACGCATATCACGAAACGCATTTTTGAAGCTTGCCGATGTTAAACCGTATACCGAGTTAATCGCTGTCTTAAGTGCGTTAGCCAGGTCTTTTGCAGTTATCTCTCCGTCGATGACTTTCTGAATATATTTAGTCAACTTACCGTCAAGCATGTGATTAACCTCATCCCATGCCTTATGCTTAATACTCACACGACCCTCAACGATCTCTCTGAATGCTTGAGTATATCTTACTCCAAACAGCACTTCAGCAATAACACTGTGCGGATGCATCGATGCAATGTCAAGTAATGCTACATTTCCGTACATACCAGGAACGCCTTCAGCGTATCCACCCTCACCGACTTCTTCGCCTCGATAAGTAGATTTTCCGCAATCGTATTTGTAGCCATAGAAATATGGTAACAAACTCTTAGCTTCACCATGACGTTGAGCCATCATTTCCGGACAAGCCTCTTCTAAGAACTTACGAGTATCGTCATCCAACTCATATACAGGTTCTGCTAAATTACGATAGTTAAATTCGTTCTGAGGTGTTTTGTTTCCACCAAATATAATTTTTGTTGTAAGCATATTGGTGGTATCGTTGACTGTCATATCAGCTAAATCAGCCAGAATCTGTCTAGCAAGCCAATCAGCAGACAAATATAAGAATGCTGCCTCAGTTGAAATAACATCATTGTCACAATACTCAGCTACTTTAGGCCATAATTCCTCTGGAACTGGTTGATCCCAAGGTAATCCAAGCTCCTGATGTTTAATCTTTTTGAGCATTTTTCTCAAAGTATCATCCATGTTTGATGACGGATCATTTGCTTTGTTTGACATCTCAATTTCAAGTTTCTTCAAATTCTTTTTGTTTCCGGCAGAGGCAAAATCGTAAATGTCAGTATACGACAGATTGTATGCTTCTCCGAAGAATGCTCCACGATCTCCGCTGATGATTTTTTGTGATAAGTGATACAACTGCTCATTAGAATATCCCATCAATCGTGCATAAAGCATATGGTTATCGTACCTACGGCAGTTGAAACCCACCAAATTGAATCTCAACAATTTCTCTATGTCTGATGACGTAGGGTTTATCATGCGAACAACCGGTTTATCTTCTCCTGCATATTTCCAGTTAACAAGGAAAAGATTTGGAAATACCTCAACATCGTAAAATATAACCTCGGAATTGTTACTAGACGATCCGACAGACGGTTCATCTGATTTAAATGGCATCTTATTGACAAGCTTGATGCAATAATCGGCATGATTAGTACTTCCGGCTGCAAAGGCAAGCACCGGATTTTTCATGTCAGTCACGTCATATTTAGTGCCGTCATTGTAAGCATCATCCAATATCTTATAAATAAAATCGATACTTGGTTTTGTACCTGGATGATACTCCTTGTTGAGGTTCTTTTTAATGAGAGTTCGAATTGCCTTTTCATTTTTTGTACTCTCAAAGTTTATCATTTTTTCTCCTTTCAAAGGCAAACCAGAGCTAATGGTAGCAATTAATAGATCATTGCATTTTGTGAGTTTTCGTCTAAGAGAACTCTTGCCCGTGAATACCTTTATTTCAATATTTTCGTCGTACACTCTACTGAGCTTAGACGGATCTCCTGAGTAAATATAATGCAGATGAATTCCTGCACCACCTTTACTAACTTCGGCATAAGTAGCTGGCCATTTGCTAGCCGCTTCAAGATTCTTTTCTAAAGATTTATTGCCGCTTTCATCTTTAAGATCAAAATCTATGACTATGTGATTCTCTGGAACCTTGACATAATGAAGTTTCGATGTGTCTATGTCCGAGAGTTTATCTGCAACCTTATCCCAGGGTTTTCTCGGAGTTCCCTTTGAAGTGGTATACTGAGCTGGGCAATTGCAACAGTCCCTATCGAACACCGACGCTTGTTCTTTAAGCTCGATGAGTTCTGGTTTGGTTTCTTCATTTTTCACCTCCGGCTTTTTTTCTGTTTCAAAAATATCAGTCCTAAATCCACTATAGTAATTCTTTATTCTTGAATCTCCATCGATCTTCTCGTCAAAATTCCAGAAGTAGTTCTTAAGCTCTTCTTTAAAATTTCTTTTAGAGAATGGATATTGGACTTTTGCTTCTTCACAATATTGATTGTACATAGCCCAAGCTGCCTTTAACGTTGTGCCATCTTCCTTTTTAAATACATGATATGAGTCAATAACGAAGTTGTAGAAATCGTTTGAAGCTCCCATCATTGTTGTTGGAATATAATCGTCATAGGCATCTGGATCATTCAAATATACCTGTTGGCAGTGATAAGCGATAGCACCAAGCTCAAATTCAATCTGTTTCATGGTACTTTTGTACTCTTTAGCACTTAACTTATTACCGGTTGGAGATACATCAATTAATCTTCTGATAAGACCTGATTTACCATCTGTTATTTTTACCGGTTTGTTAGTACCCATTAACAGAAATGCATTGAACCGATTGGCGTACGCTGACTTAAATTTCTCGTTCACTGTCATTAATTCGTGAGATACAAGACTGTTTAAACGAGTATTGTCTTCTATTCTGGATAGATCTCCATCATGCTGAATTGCTACAAGCGGATTTGTTTTAAATGCCTCCAAAGCAAAAGAGTTACTACTCGATCCTAATGCTTTTGCATCAAAAACCGAATAATAACCCTCAAATAACTGCTGTATAATATTCAAGATTGTAGATTTACCAGTACCTGCTGAGCCATAGAAAACCATGAACTTCTGAATATACTTTGAATCACCCTCTACAATTGCTCCTATACCCCATTCTATTTTATGCCTCTCTTTTTCTGAATATAGAGTGGAGATAAGTTTATTATAAGCAGAAATATCACCTGCTTCAAGTGGGTAACTTAACTTTTTACTAGCATAATCCAGTTTGTTCGTTTCTGTGTTTGAAAATATAAGTTTTTCATCTAACGGGTGAAAGCTATCTCGCATCTGTTTTTGGCAAAATTTATGCCAATGATCAATCATCTCCGACTCAGCGTCCCACATATATAATACGTTGATATGACCATCGTGTGTCTTTCTGTACTCGTCATAGAATTTTTTGACTTCTTGATCTACCATCCTAATAACGTCTTGCTCGTCAGTAGACCACAGACCCCTTTCTTCCACCCAAACGGCATAAAAATCACCGCCTCGAATCATCAAATCGGAGCTTTTGTTATTGACGATAAACTTAGGATAAATATCAACCTCTCCTTGTTTCTTAGGTTTGGTCGCTATCTTCATAAAATCTAGCATTACATCTATTTTGCTCCTTTCGTTTTTTCTCTGTAAATCTTTATGAAATGCTATCTAAGTACCAACAAAGTTGGCCCCAAATATCGATGGTTCTTAAGTCGTATTCACAGTTTTTTATTGTGAACAATCCACCTTTTCCATCAGGTTCGTATTCACGGTTTAAAAATCGGTTGACAACATCATCGACATACAATTTATCAAATATATCATCTGTCATACCGCCTAAACCAAGATTAGTTATCATTCCCCAGAACCATTGACCTGTTCGATCACCGTATCTAGGATTATCCATGATAGTTTCTTCACATCGTATAGCTAATGCAATCATCATTTCGAGCATACTGCAAGGTCCTTCTAGGCATTCACTAATCTCATCGAAAATATACTTACGATCAGTATTGCAAGCAAACCTCCATCTAAGACTGATGCCATCCTCTGCTCTATTTGCATCTCTGTCCTCTAGTCGACGACGAGCAACTGTACGGTTGTTCTTCTTACTAGACCTATAGCCTAACTTATAATCAAACTTTGTAGAGTGCAAATATGATAATAGCCTAACATAAGAGATCTCTTTAGCAAATCGTTTACCGCATACGAAATCAATCAACCATTTAAAATATTCATTAATTATTTCGTTTTTATAATCTTCTTTAATCATCGATCACCTTTTTTAATAGACGTCGTCGTATCTACGTGTGTCCCGAAGAATTTCATAAGCAGTCTGTAAACGATCATTTCTTACAAATACGGAATCATCCTCAAACTCTCCGAAATGAGTTAAGGAATCTTCGCCTACCATGGATTCAACGTCTTCAATGATGTTGTCCTGCTCGTCAGTAAGTACTCCATCAGCATAATATACAAGGCTGACTGTTTCATAATCGTCCTCATCGATTCTAGCAAATTCTTCTGGCGAAATCACATATGGTTTGTCCACGTCTTCTTCCTCCTTTTCTTCTTTTTTGGTTGAATATCTTCTATATCCATTAGTGGATATAGTCTCTTTTAACCTAGCAATGTCTTCTTCAGACGGAGTGTATTCTTCATCGTCTTCATCTTCGTCGTCATCGATCTCATCCATAGGATCAATCTCAGTTCTATGTCCTCTACCGAGAACCTCTTTGACTGATTCGATTTCTTCGTTTGCAATCTGCTCGTATTTAGTTTTTACAAGTTTCCAAGTAACCACTGATCCGATAACAGCACCAGCAGTAAACATCAATAAATTGTTTAATGTATTCTGCATTGTCTTTCTCCTCATTTCTAAATGATATGTTAATAACTTGAAAAATAATGATTTTCAATTGAGAACATTGGTTTCCCATATTTGCCATAGTGTCCAGCTGTGAAATATATAACGTCTGCGTTTCTACGAGATTTTAATTCATCGTTCACAAGCAAACGAATATCATCCATAACAAAACATTGATCAATACGACCATTCCATACAGACGAAAATTGATCTTGTTGGTAAATCACATCCGTAACCGTATTTGGAAAATCTTCATGATCTAAACGATTTAAAATTGTATCTATGACTAATCGCTTCCCTTCTTCACATTCGCCTTCGGCCTCAGCCATAGTTATTAACGCGATTAAATCAATCTCGGCATCTGTGATAGGGAAGTTATTTGTCGATTCGGAGACACTAGCAGTGTAAGCTGAACTTGTTACAATCGGTACTACATTCGGTTGAATTTCAGCCACTTCAATTTTTGTGGTCTTAATAGATACCGATGATACCGCAGCAACGATCATTTCATCAGCAATCGGTTCGTGTTTAACTGATGAAAAATATAAACAAGTAGCAAACACCACTATTGTTACCGTTTGTGTAATTTTTTTAAACATTTGTCACCTCATGTTTCCTGGCAATTATATGATAAAACTATTGACCCGTTTATATAGAAAGGAGCCAAGAGTAATCAAAAATATCACGACACATGTTACCTGAACCAAACGCGTTAACACCTGTCATTCAAATCATATCAAGAATGTTGCCGTCAACATTGAAATCGAGCAGGATTGTTCTTTCATATCCGTTAACAAAGTTACGGTTTGCTTCTCCTCTGTGTGTATCATAGATGCCAAAATCAACGTAATTGTCTCCGATTGGATTTTTGTCATCGTAAATCCATCCAACAATCTGACCAGCTTTTGTTCTAGGAATGCCTAACATGTCATACACGTCATTTAAGAACAAATATCCATTGGCTTTGAGTTTTTCGTTTGCATAATCCTGCTGACATCTAAGGTAGAACAGGTTTTTCTCAGGATCTTTAGTCCATCCGCTGCAAGCTTCATCAAAGAATTTAGCGTAACCACTATGTTGGCCAAGCTCAGTAACATCAACTGTTTTCTTAACGGTTTTTTCTTTTCCGTTTTCGTCTGTAACTTTCTCTTCGATCTCTTTAGCTTTGACATTGTAGCGAAGCTCATGATCGACATCTTTACCGAACCGTTCAACAACACGATCTCTGTATTCTTTGAAACTCTTATCTACTGCCGTGTAAGCTGCAGCAAGTGCAACATTTCTCTTACGAAGAATATTGTTAGACGAAATAATAGCTGCAATTGATAAAGTGCCAAGGATAACAGCTGGAGCATAAAGCTTAGCAACCTTAACTGCGGTCTGAGTATAAACAATGGCTAAATCTTTCTTGCCGTCTTCTTCTGTATACTCTGCCGGTAAGTTTTCAGGATGTTCCATCGCTTCATGAATAGCATTGATGTCATCCTTTGAACTATCCAAAATATCGTTTAACTTTGTAGTAGCTTTACATGCCATTACAGTACTTGCTACTGTACCAACGATACCTGTTACCACAAGGATTTCCGGACTATGCTTTTTGAGTTTGAATCCGGTTTTGTGTAACGATCTATTTAATGTTTTCATAATTTCTGTTTTTTTCATAGTTATTCAACCTCCTGCTTATTTTCTTCTTTGATTTCTTTATTTTTTTCGTGGCGCTCTTTCAGCTTATCATGAATTTTCATTCCAGTCAAGCTTAATGCTAAAGTTCCAGCTGCTGCCAAGATTACCGGTGCTACAACATATTTGGAATATTCACTGAATACTTCTTCATCTTTATCAGCTAACGTGAGCATAGATTTAGAGCATGTCAGCATATAACTTCCAGCTGTTCTTGTAGTTCCTTCATTCTCGTATTTACACTGTTCCATTGCAGATATCTGATTCTGCATCAAAGATTTTGTGATATCGTTTACAATTTTCATGCTACATCGCCCCTTTCTTTGGTAGCCTTCTTGGATAATTCAAACAACTGATCAAACGTTAAACTACCATTCTTAATCGCACGATCTGCCAATGTACAAACTGCTCCCTTGTACATGACTACCGGTAAGTACTTAAGGGTTACAAGTCCAATAACGGTACCGCCTACTGCACCTAATGCAGTGATAACAGCCACTTCCTTCACAGTTAACTCTGCATTATTGGTTTTATCATCGTCTGAATCTACTGGTATCTCTGCTTTCTTATTTTCGATCTCTTTAATCTTTGTGCAAGCAACAGCACTTGCTGCGCAAACTGCGGTTACAGCTACTACGGCCTTTAAAATTGTTGAAGCTTTCATGGTTAGTTACCTCCTATTTGTTTTCTTCTTCTAATAATTTTACATGATCAATAAGATGATCTAAGTACCATCTGGCTTTTTCTAAGTCCTGAAGCCCGTTCTTATTTTTCCAACGGCACATATATTTAAGGACATTTCCTGTGTCCATAGCCTCAATTCCTTTGAGGTCAAATGTAAAAGCCTCGATAACATCAATAGTTTCAAGACCAGTCTCACTTTTATAGTGTGGTGGATGAGATACCATAGCATCTTTTGATTCGTACATAATAATTCCTCCTTTAAAAATATGAATTAGTCAATAGGTCTTGGTTTTGGCAATTTGATGAGATATCCGCCGTCCCTACATCTTATTGGTTCAGCGCTGCTGAGATTTGTCCATCCGTAATTATTATCTGTATAATTGCAGTTCTTACCGACAAGATCATACAGATCAGCTACACTTACAAAGTTATAGGTAGCAAGTAAATCGTCCATCATCGCAAGGACTTCTTCCACCTCTCCACGACTTTCAAGAATTATATCATCACAGTCGTAACCGGATCTTGATCTTGATTCTTTATGACGATAGTCATCTCTCCTTGAGTAATCTCTGTAAGAAACAGAAGAATATGATTTGTATGATTTATCATGACGTCGAGTATCACCGTACAAAATCATATCAATTCCATCTCTAACGATATCCGAGATCGTTTTTTTAACTGCCGGTATTAACACATCCGAAATAATGTATGATTTTACACTTGACGCATCTTCAGAAACAAAGTTGTCTGTAAAATTACGGACTTTACTTTTTTTCTTCGTCTTTACCTTTCCAGTTACGACCTTTTCAACTTTTTTTCTCTCTCTTGGTTCTGCTTTCTGCTGCTCTTTGAACTTACGAGAGTTTGGCGCATAATTATCCATTTTTTACCGTCCTTTCTAATCGATGATTTTAAGTTTGTCTGGCAAGGTAATTTTTGCACTTGGTAACCGATGGTTATCTCTCTTGAACTGATACGCCAGATTGCTCTTAGCTTTTCTTTCTGATTCAGCAACAGTTTCTCCTTCCCAATGATCAGAAATATAAGTGTCAAATTCTCTTACCGGACCGCTGTATTTGTATTTGTGCATAGTATTCTCCTTTCGCAAAAAGAAAAAGGGAAACACCTTGTTGTAGGTGTCACCCCTTTCGGAATATAATTTTTATTCTTCGGTTTTTTCCAATGATTCCGAATGATCTTCGAGTTTGTACAAATCTGTAGATTCTAACTCATCGATCTCCGAATCTTTGGATTTAGATCCAAGTCCGTAACCGATTAATCCCACAGTCAGCACCACTGCTCCAGCAGCGATTGCTTTGCCATGATTTTTTAATCCGATTGCCGCTCTTGTCAATAATCCTTTTTTCGGTTCTTCGACTACATCATCCTCTGCATATGTTACATCTTCATCAAATCTTCTTTCTTCGCTCATTTTAAGTTCCTCCTTTTGAGGTAAAAATTTATATGTTCTCCATAATACTACTTGTTTTTTTCGCGAATTTATAACAGCTTCGAAAAGTCGTATCTAGGAGCAACCTGATAATCTAACGTGATACATGGTCTTCCGTCATCACTCATTCGTGTACCGAAAATGATGTCAATTAAACCGTCGTCAAGATTCCATCCTAACTGATCACTCACGTCTGTAGGTTCTAAGCCGATTTCATCATAGAACTCGCTCAGAGAAATATAGTTATCGTATGTCATATCACGATTAACTTTATTCACTGCTGCTTTGATGGACTCAAGATCTGACTTAAAATATCGTCCAGACACTCCATCATAGAAAAGCTGTTCTCCGTTATTTGTAATTACAATGTTGCTTTTACTAACCGGATTCTTGTCGAGGTGATCCTGATCAATCTTTTCACGGATGATTTTTTCTTTTTTCTCACCGATTTCTTCTACCACTTTCTCTTTGTATTCACTAAGCGCTGTTTTGGAAAGTTCATACGCTGTAGCTAATGCTGCGTTACGTTTTGCATTCACAGAACTTGCACCAATTAAACAGGTGATAGAAGCTACACCGGTTATTACTGTTGGAATATAAGCTTTCCATGCTGCTTTGACTACTTCTGTCTTTGTTAATTCACCGTCTCCTGTAGAATCGTATTTGTCGTCCTCTGCCATTTCAATAAGAGTTAAAGCTTTTGGCGTTGCTTTAATAGCAAGTACAGTTGATGTGATCATGCCGGCAATACCGATACCTGTGAGAATTTCAGGACTATGTTTTCTCATTCCAGTCTGAATATTCTTAATGAATTTGGTTACGTTTGATTTACTCATAGTGTTCTCCTTTCATTTAAACGTGTTTGTAAAATATAAAACAAAAAGAAAGAGCCCAAATTAGGACTCTTTTTCATTGGTTTCGAGATTGTCGACCTTTTCAATCAACTCATCAATTTTCTGATTCTTTTTGATGTCCATTACAGCACCAACAAATGCGCCTACACCCATTACTACTGGAATGATCAAATCGCCAATACCGATCTTTGACAAATTAATTTTTTTCATGTCTTTACCTCCTTTCCATTAAAGCAAATGTAATTTTTGCGAATTAATTACCTTTCATATGTAACCTTTGTAAAACTGACCTGATAAAGCATACACATTTATTAATGATGCTTTGCTTTTTTTGGTTTAGAAACCTGACTCCAATAACGTACATTATTGTCACTGACACAAACCCAATCGCCTAAATATACGGCATACTAGCTACCTTTGTCTTCTCCCATTTAGTTAATTATTCTCCTTTCTATTTATTAAAAGACAAAAGAAACAGTGTAGGATTCGAACCTACGATCTCCAGACCGAAGTCTGTTGCTCTAACCAACTGAGCTAAGCTGTTTCTCATTAAAGACTATGTAATTTTCGCGAAAAACAAAAGAGAAGCCTTAGCTCCTCTTCGTTGTGTTGATTACTTTTTTTTCTTTTTAAATAAGTGCTTAATGATAAACACTATAAATACCGCACATACAATTACATCTCCAAATATAACAATTCCGATGCTACCGACAACACTAATGCCGATCACCGTAATTGCAACCAATAAGATTAATGTAAGTAACAGAATTGTAAATAATATCATAATAATTCCTCCTTTAAAAATATGTCGTAATCTACCATTAAAGGAGATGTAAATTTCGCGAGACAAAAACGAAGACACCAAGTTTTCTCAGTGTCCCGTTTTCTTTGTTTCGTATTACCGTTTGAAAATCTGATTCATAAAATTTCGTCCAGCAATTGTCGTAACGGTTCCGACCTCTTCAAATTTGAGCGTCTTCAAAGTTCCCCAGATTGTAATTGTCGTCGGAATAACGATTCCAGCAATAGCAATACAGTTTCGAACTTTTCGATCTTTCCGTTCGTCATCCATCTGTTTAGATTTGAGTTCGGCTTCTGCCTCTTTCATCTCCGCATCAGTGTTGATCTTGTCAATCTCGATTGCTCGATCCATAAGCTTTGTGAGTCCGTCAACCGTAGTTTTGTACTCATCTGAGCCAATCTGAATTTTGCTCATTTCATCAAATTCGTCTCTGATCTCGTCACGTAAAATTGTTTCAATATCCATTTTAAAAATCCTCCTTTTAAATATTGTTAATACGTTCCATTAAAGTCAATGTTATTTTTGCGAATTATCTTTATGTAGGATAATTTTCTTTTTATTAAGTAAATCCTGATTTGGTGTTAAAGCTACATTTACGGTATATAACCCTTCCGTATTGTCTTCATCTTTGTACGGTTCAACTTTAAAATATCCGTGACCAGATTGTAATAAAATGATGATATTAGTGATAATAGAACCTAATACCACGCCTCCTAAGAAAATTGAATAGCTCATGTTTCTTCCTCCTTTTTTAATAATTGAAATATTTTATGGAAAAATCCCTCCCGGAAAATTTTCACCTTACAAATATAAAAGACAAAAGCGAAAGCCCATATTGGGCCTCCACTCTATAATGGAATCAATCCTAATTTGTAATATGGTTGTTCTTCATTGTTACGTTTCATGAGACGTCGCATACGAGCTGCTTCAATCGGGTTAAGACGAATCCTAGCTTCGACACGGTTGCTTTCTTCCCAAACAATAATGTCTTTTCTAAGTCCATCTGACCAACTCTCTAACAATTCGTGTGTAATCCCATTAATTTTGTACCATCTTTCAAACATAATAATACCTCCTTAAATATGTAATTGTTTCCATAGAATAACTTGTAAATTTTGCGAAAAAGAAAGAGCCCTCGTTATAAGGACTCATTCTCCAATATAGATACAACTGTTTTTACATTTTCAATGTGAGTTAATCTACATTCGTAATCTTTAGAAATACCTTTCTCTTCGCGTTCTTCTTCTGTGTAATTACTGCCACGGTCTACTATGTAACACAATCCATCTTCGTTGTTGTAACGAAAATCGTTCACGTACATAAATCCCGTAATGCATAATACAAGTGCAAATACGCCAATTGTTAAGTTTCTAATTTTCTTCATCATAGTTTATCTCCTTTATGAATATGTTAGTTAATTGTTTCTCATAAAAGTAGTTGTAAATTACGCGAAAAAAAGAAGAGCCCTTGTTAGGACTCTCAATTTATTAATTTGCAATATCTAATTCATGTGAATTCGTTAATCTAAGATACTGATTACTATGTGTCTTTTGTGAGAATATACCATCAATGCATTTAACCAAAATTGCATCATATCCGTCAATTTCATCTTCAATGTATACAACCTTACATTTCTTGCCTCGATCATAACCTCTCTTTATAACACATATATCACCAACTTTTAAATTTTGAAATTCAATTCGTTTCATAAATATCACTCCTTTCATTAAAGAGATTGTATTTTTTGCGAAAAGAAAGAGCCCTTGTTATAAGGACTCACTCTTTTACCATAACAATTATTCAATTTTTTTCGATTGAATCTTTTTCATGAATAGCAATTCCAAGATTCATGATGCTGCTTACAAATTCGCAAGCCTCTTCATGGTTCATGCCAAGTTCTTCTAATTTCTTGCCGCATTTACCAATCTCAGTCTTTAATTTGTTTTTGCTCATTTCTCTAGCTTCCATGATTGTAATTTTTTCGTTCATAACATAAACCTCCTTAATTTTTGTTTATGGTGCCATAATAGGAGTTGCAAAATGCGCGAAAAAAAGAGAGAAAGTAGCTGCTGAACTCACGTCGTTATCAGCCAGTAGTTAATACCTGGTAAATTATACAGCGCAAAGGCTGCACGCCACTCTTTCTTTTTCTCTCCATAAAAGAGTATGTTTTTTTCGCGAATTCTAATTTTCAAAAAAAGAAGAGTCCCTGTTATAGTGACGGAGGCTCTTCTCTTCTTAAAACTAAATGACTATTTGCCGATCAAATATTCCTGTAAATCGTCCCTAGCCTGTTTCATCTTTTCAATTCCGTTTCCGGTAATCTCATGATTAATAAGAACAAGTAATGTTCTAAGTATCATCTGGTTAGACTCTTCAACTTCCGAAAGACGTTTATTATCTTTACCCAGAAGTTCTTCATGCTTTTGTACAACTGCTTTTAAATCTTTATTTGGTTTAAGAATCTCTTTTACGATTTTCCATACGCCGTATAAACCAGCTACAAACGAACAAAACCAAATAATCTGATTAGACGTTATAACAAAACCTGATTGCACTGTTTAGTCCTCCTCCGAAATATTCGTTTTTCTACCTTCAACAAAATTTCTAAATCCTTCGTACATACCTGTAGAAGCCAATCCCATAATTGCACCATATACAAATGATTCGAATGATAAACCGCTTACGAACAGGTTAGATAAAGCACCAATCACTGCAAGAATAACCGGAATATCATTATTCGGTATTTTTTTGCAAATGGTTGCATGTTTGATGATATAACCTACCACCAAGCAGCCAAGTAATACTACGAGTACGAAATACTGAGTTAATGTTGAATAATCCATAATTGATTCCTCCTATTTTTCATTATTTTTAATTATTTCTTAATTCCATAAATTCTAAACGGAACGTTACAACCATTAGCAAGAATAACCTGCTCTTCAGCTCCATATGCACGATAATAACATGGATCAAACTGTATGTATCGCTTCGAATCGGTATTTACAATAGATACTTTTCTCCTTGCCCAAAAAAGAGCGTACTGTGGTTTGTCAATATTTAGTTCCGTTACGATATATACCCACACGCCAATGACATTTATTAACGATGTTACTGTTCCGCTCGTTGATAAAATGATAAATGAATCATATTGATCAGATATCTCATACGATTGTATGATCTCTTTGGAATCGGTATTGTCAAAATTACTTCCATTATTGGCCCAAATCAAATCTACCGTTTTACCGTTGATTGTTTGATGCTCGTCTTTAATGATTGCAAATGAGAATCTTTTTTCTATTGTAATATTATCCACAACTATTGGTATGATAGCTTCGCATTGAGACGAAATTATACCAGTGGTTGTAAATGTTATTTTTACTTTTGATGTTCCATTATTTTCAACTAATGCGTTTATGTTAACAGGACATATAATGTCGGATTGATTGACATTTATTTGGTTACACTGATTCGGTCCACAAAAAGCCACAACCTCTGTGGTGCATGTTTCTCCAATCTCACCAATAAATGCATGTATTTGATTAGTTAACATAACAGAATATCCATCTGTCACGTCAACAATCGTAATCTGATCGCTTGATTTTATTGCCATTTGATCTCCTTCTACGAAATATCAAACCATATATCTCCAGCGGACAAATTCTCCGGTTTAGTGCTACTTACATAGATTTTACTTTTACCATCCCATTCCGAAACTTTGTTAGCAGTGATACCATCAAGTACCGTTTTGTTGGAATGGTTATGGTTTCCATGTGCTGCTGCATTGATCTTTGTTGCTAATTCCGAATCCAGATCACTCTCTGATACTTTACTTTTTGATGCTAAACTTCCAAGACTAGCTAATTCTGTTTGAATAGCAGTAACTGTGCTAGCATCTGCTTTATTGCCAATAGCCGCGGTTAATGCGTCTGATGCTTCTTTATGCTCTTCAATATAAGCAGCAAGTTCGGTAAATGTATCGTATGCTTCTACTGGTGTGTCACCGAGAATCTCCTGTTTCAGGTTTTCTAAGTCGGTCTTTTTTGCTCTGTCGTTAATGGCAAGTACCATTTCAGCAATTTTAGATGATAAGGTCGTTTCATCATCTAAATATACGTTCGTACCTATGGTTTTTACCATCAACTCAACAACAACACCGTCAACTTTAGCTTTTAATACGCCGTTTTTTGTCATGTTCGTTTTTTCTCCTTTTTACAAAATGTCAAAGTTGTAAGATGTAGCTTTTGTATCTTCTCTGTCTAATTTTGCGTTAGTAACGCCATATGTTTTATTGTCAACATCGGCATATATTTCGGTATTCTGTTTTTTAGAATCCAAAATCAAAAGAGAAGTATCTCCAGCAGAAACTGCAGCTTCACCTGTGTCGAACCATAAACATTTGCTAACTGGTTTCTCTCCGCCGATCCGTATGATTGGAGAATTGTTGGTAAGATACGTATTGACATAATTTTCAATATCGTCTTTTCCTACAACTTCACCAATTTTATCTATGACTATTTCGGGATGACTCTCAATATAATCATAAATATGCTTTTGTATCGCTTCAGCAGAAGTAGTCGATTCAATTTCACTCTCAGTCTCATCTTTCCACTGATTCCATTTGTTTTCTGACTCAGTTTTCCAATTACTGCAATTATTCTCGGTAGTTTCCATACGAGATAACAACTGAGTTACAATATCAGGATATGACTCGATTAATGTTTCATTGCACTCTAAACCCTGCGAAATATACATTTCAGTGTTTAATTCAGAATTCCAATGGTTAACCAAAGATCCATCTGCATCAACCTTTTTAATGCATACTAAGAATGCTAAACTACCGCTTATCTCACTAACATGCTCACTAATAGTCCAATCAAAGTGCATGATCGTATTGTCTGCCTCGTCGATTGTTATGTTATTAGTAAGATAACTTCCCAATGTCTTGTCAGGACGAGCATAATTAATGTATACGGTCATCTCGGACATATCATGACCGTCCCAATATCTAGGACAGTCGAAAGTTACAGTTTCAACGTTATGATCGTGTTGTACCGCAATTCTTCTTAATTCTTTTGGAACGGTTATAAATCGTTCATCATTAATGACTATATGCAGTTCCTGATCTGGATTAATAGTCGATAACTGAGTTATTAAATCATCAACTTGTCCCATAGACTCGCCTCCTTTTTATTTTAGGATGTACATTGCTGAACAGCTTACAGACCATCCTGCACCTATAGGACTCATACCTATATTATGATTTGAGAATCTAATAACGCCATTTGGAAACATCATTATTTCTCCAATCAACATAGTAGTGCCAGGCGAAGTAACACACTGTACAATACTAATTGGAACTAATGCATTAAAACCAACGTCCCTATATTCTCCACCAGGTACATCATGTAAAAACTGAACATTTATAAAAACATTGACAATTCGTCCTAATGCGTAACCAGTAATTGTTACTTTGATGTCATTGCTCTCAACCACTTCTTTTACGTAACGAATTTCATTATCGTACAAACGAATAATTTCGTCTACAACACTTTCCATGTCTTTGTGTTCACGTGCAAACTCAATAGCTTGGATTTTTCCTGAACGATTTACCAGCATGAATTTATCATTCATATTGATTAAATTGAACGTAGTATCTTTTCCACAATGTTCGCCGAAAATTTGATGCCAAGATCCACCTTCGTTTGAAACGTATGATTTACCAGACGTAGCAGCTAAAATAAACGTACGATTAGCATAAGCTATTGCATAACCACCATCTTCAGCATTTTCTATATTCGTATACACAAAAGAATTTGCTGAATCATTTGAATAATATATTCTAGTAGCGACACTCATGCTACTTGTAGCAACGCATCTGCCCATACCATAACAAACACTATCTATACTTAATAATTCATGTGTCAAAACTGATATCCACGATATGCCATCAGTAGATGTACAGATAGTTCCGGCTGTGTTTTTATCATTACCTACAGCAATATATTTATTATTTCCATAACATATATCACTATATGTCATAGTTGAGAAATATGTTACCGTATGATTACTAACTGTCGCCTTGTTATCAGAATCAATAGTAAATGACACAGTTCCAGATAGACACATACCGGCAAATACAAATAATCCATTACCGTATGTCACACATCTTAAATCCATATCAGTTCCGACCAGTGTTCCTGATTCAGATGGTATTTTTTCAGAACCCAAATCGTCAAACACGATCGTTTCTCCAGTCCATGATATACCATCAGTGGAATGATATATCCATCCATTTGTACACACAGCTACAAATATTCCGTCTCCATAGCATACATCAGCCAAATCGCCATTAGATGTAATATCAAGCTTAGTCCATGTAATACAATCCATTGAATGATAAAAATGTTTATCTCGGTCAACTGCTACAAAAATACCATTACCATAAGTTATAGATGGTATAAAAGCATCATTAATATTACTAAGATCTTCCCATTTTCCCAGACCACCATTAAGCACACCAATGTCTACATTAGCTGCTTTTGTTTCTGGATAGAGTTTAATACTATTATCCTCTCCATCAACGTAAGTTAATGTACCAGATTTTTCAATTATTGACATTTATATGCCTCCTTTATTTCTGCTCTATTAATTCTTTGTTTGTAATTATCCGTTTATCGCCTGATACACCAATGAGCAATAACTTAAAACTTCGAAAATCTGTAACTTCATCGGGAACCATACATGTTTTGTCTGCATTTAATAGTTCTCCATATTCTTTATCTTTTGTTTTGAAAATAGCTATAACGTTATACTTATCCCAATCATCACCTTCGAAATCAAATTTGCATTTCAAATACCCTTTTGTTCCACGTATGATATTGGAAAAATCTCCTTTCTTAGACAGCTTTTGTCCACTGACAGTAAACGGCAAAATTCTCATTTCAGCATCCCCTTTCTTTTAAACCATCAACTCACACATAAACGTGACTTTGGTATTCACATCCTTCGAACCTATTGTAAATGAAAATCCATCATTACCAATTCTGCTATCATCAGGAGATATAATACTAAATGTACTATCATCAAGTCTCTGGTATTTCCACTGAAGATATGAAGAATTTCCAAATACTTGTTTCATAGCGTCAACGTCTGTTATTCTTGTTGAACCATAATATATGACTACTGATAATACTGTAGAAACATCATGATTTTTAAATATGTTTCCTTTAGACGATTCGATGTGTAGACTAGTTACTAATTCGTCTTTAATACTACCCAAAGCGTTTACTTCAGGAATGATAATATCAAGTTTTTCACCTTGCGAATTCATTACCTCATTCATGGTATTTACATCTTTCGAACTAGCCGACGGTGAAGTTAAGTTACCATCAATTATCGCTGAGTGATTTTTTAATTTAACAGATACTCGTTCACCATCTTTTACATTAACAGTAGTTACTGCTGGTGTAAATAATTCTGAACCGTCTAATTTAACATATATTTTATTTCCGTCGATCTTAACAAAACCGTAAATTGTTTCTTCTTTTTTTTCTTTTTTTTTGACACTCGTTGCCTTGACAAACTGATCTATGAGATTATTGGACAATACCATTAACTACTACCTCCATAATTTAGTTGTAAATACAGCTCTTTCTGTAACCGGACACCCAGGTTCACATTTTATAGTCTGACTTACAACTTTAGCTTTTACGTTTTGTAGTCCAGCAGCGGCATAGTTAAGACGTACACAATCTCCAATTCTAACTGGACAATAACCATGAGTATACGAAATCTCATACTCTAATGTAGATAACTCTTTTAAGAGCTGTTCCGCATATTCTTTAATTTCGTTTTGTGTTGGGTTCCCTGTTAAACTAGGATTTGTTACCCTATACACAATATTTCTGCCTCTACTAACTGTAGAAGTTGGACTGTTCGGATCGTTGTTTACAACTTTAATATTGTACTTACCACTTCCACTTGAATATGAGATCTCAACAACATTCGGAATATCATACAAATCATGTTTTACTGTTACTTCTGGATATAAAATTGAACTGTTATCATCAGTATATGTCCAAACCGGTTGTAAAGCATTTATGTCTTGCTTCGGTGCATATATAACTCTGCTTAATTCGTCAAGATCAAAAGCATAATTGGCATTCTCCGTTAAATCTGTTAGAAATGAAAACCATGTATCATCTGTGTTAGCCACAAAATCAGACGATAAAGTTTTTGAGCTTTCAGCTTTTATGACAGGAGCTCTCATGTTTTCTCGTGTAAGCATGTATACTGAATCCATAATTACACTGCCTTTAGGTATTGAATATCCAATTGGAGGTAAACTTTCTTTAAGCTCGATTAACGGAGTATAAGCATCCACAGAAACGCTTCGTGTTTTACCATCATATGTAGATGACGGAGTTTGAACAAGAAATGTTCCTAATGGATGCTTTTCAGTAATTCCATTTTGAATTGTAACGAGATAGATTCGTACATAGCTTTCCCCAATAGAATCCATGATATCGATTGTAGCAGACCCCAATGTATCAGTCTCACTGTCTCGATTAATTACACAATTTTTGACATTCTTTATTCGATCGACATCCTTCCATGTACCAGGATTGACCTTATAATATTCGAATGTCTGTGTCATAGATTCTAACCAATTAGGCATGTTACATACCTCCTTCTACTCTCGTTATTGTAAATGTTACTGGTATAGTTACTTTACAATGTGTTTGCGAAAATGATACAACAACATTCGCCCAGTAACCACTTCCAGATGGTTCTCGTACATAAACGTCTCCCATGTATCTCGATAATCGTCGTAAAGTATACAATGTATCTACATCGTCTTTAGGGAATTCAACATTCCAAGTTGCTGTTTCTCCTCGTTGAGTACCGTAATAACTAACAGGATTTTCTCTACCGACATATTCTGCTAATGTTACATCTGGTTTGTAATCGTTAGATACATCGATGTTGTACGGTATTTTTAATATAGAACCACTCCATGGTGGATCTTCCTGTTCGTCTTCACTATTCTTGTTAAAATTCGACCATTGTTCATCCCACTGCATAATTACAGATTTTTCGTAAATAGGATACCCAGGAGGATCATAGTAACTTACTGCACCTGTAGTTTTAGACGTTGCTACAATTCTATAACGAGCAATATTTAAAGCCGGATGTGGATCCAAAACAGAATAACTCATATCGTTAGGCAACCCGGTCATTATTTCTGTAAATGTACCATCGTATTCTCGACGATAAACTGATAAGAGAACATTGTCAACTAGTTCTCCTTCGTCACCATTTGGTTTTGTACAGAATGGTGTTAAAAACACAGAAACATCATCTGGATAGATACTTATTCCAGTATCTGGTTCATATAAATCGTCAACCCATGATACTGTGAAATTTAACGTCGAATCAGCAGTTAATCCTGAGTTCATTGAAACTGTGGAAGTAATAGTGTAACTTACACCATTTTCAAGATCTATATTACTCGGTAAAAATTCGAGAGATAAGTCTCCGGTTGTATCAATGTACTTCGAATATATTGTCTCTCCTTTATTTACAATCTTTTTATTACCGACATAATCCAAAGTTTCGTATCTTTCGTTTGATGCTACTGTTATATTGTATCCTATTGGTTTCTGTGTAGATGGCCCAGATGAACCTTTAAGGTAAAACGGAAATGATGTAATCTTTTCTATTTCATTGCCTTTAATATCAGTCAAATTTACTGCTAATGTTGGTTTCAAATATATATAAACACATCTTTTTGCAGACCAAGGACCATACTTAGGAGTAGCACCTCTGGTTTTAATCCTCCAGTTAAGTTTAGCACCTTCTGAATACTGCGAAGTGTCGACCACATAAGATCCATTTTGATCTTTGTCTGAAGCTGTATTTTTTATAATAGTCTCAACTTCAGCTCCATCGTCAATCGATATTCTTATTTTAGCATATGTCTGACTTGAGTTGTCTTCGCTATTATGCATCCAGTATAAAGTTAATGGCTCGCCAACAATTGCTGTCGTCGTAGATGACCATGTTGTAGGAGCCGATGGTGCTTTGCCTAGGATAACTGATACTATTTTTGTCCAACCGGATGTTCCAGCATCGTTTATAGCTCTTACCCTGAAGAACCATTCTTTACCAGTTTCTAATCCGGTTATATCAGCATGTCCGACCACAGTACCGTCAACCGTAGTTGATTTAACTTCAGAAGACGAACTATCAAAATATCTTTTTTCATAAGTATACTGAATCTCGTATTGTTTAACGTTACCGACATTGTTCCAATTCAGATAAACTTCTGTTTCTGATCTAGCACATACTTTTATAAAACCGGATGGTGTTTCCGGTATCGTTCCTTTTGATTCTGAATACTCAGACCAACCACTATACTCTTTCGAACTTCCAACAACATTTATGGCTCTACATTTTACTCGATAATTGCTACCGTTTTTAACGTTACAGGAGAATGATACTCGTCCTGTTCTTACAGTAGCTATACCAGTTTTAAATGTATCATTGCCTTTATATATTTTAAATTCTACTTGATCAGTTCTTGGATCAGAAATGTTGTCAATCGAAGCTGTAAGTTTTAACTTATCAATTTCTACTTTTGGAGTTGGTGGTGTTTCTGGCGGAGCATTTGAAATGTCATACTCTACGGTTCTAACTGTACCTGTCCAATACGGAACATTTTTTTTGTTAACCTTATGAGTCTTTGATTTCGGAGTTACAGAAACTTTAATTTTCTTAGCATTAGCCGGAGGTGTGTACATAGCGTTCTTTTTTTGAACGTCAGATGTTCCACCATCGAACCATACTCCATCTCCAGTAGCATAATGCCAATGCACCTTATAGTGATCAACATTTGCTATAGCTACCATAACAGCGCCAGTTCCTTGACCATCGCCACCTGTTTCTCTACTTAAAACTATATCTCTAATGCTTATAGATGCAAAAAGATTTCGAGAACCAGATACGTTTCTTCCTAAAACAACGCTGTCATTGAATACCTGATCTACTATCCAAATATCGTTCTTTACATCATTAGGGATCAAGACACCGTTATAATATCTTGACCCCGTGATACGAACGTGCGAACCAACAACGAGATTAATTGTTGTAATAATTGTAGGCTCTACAAAATCCCAACTTGCATAATATGTACCACTACTTCCAGTTTGAGGTTTTATGACAAGATCGGAAACTTTTTTACCCATTTTTATACTCTCCTTCCTATTCGCACAGCTCTAACTAATGTTTCAACAGCCTCTGATATATTGCTGCCATCGTCATACGTAATACCGTTTATTGTGTATGATGGACCACTAAGACTGTTAATACTCGTACGGAGTTTATTGATGGCTGATACTACGTCATCATTTGCTCCATTTTGACTTCGACTATTCATTAACGAACTAATCTCATTAACCTTAGCCGATACACCTATTGATGTTTCATTGTCAAACAGACTGCCAACTGTACTAGCCCCAGCCTTTACATCGCTAAGATCAAGAACAGGTCGAATTGTTGGTTGGGTGTCTATTTTTCCATTGATAACATCATTGATCTTACTGATTGCATTGCAAAGTCCCTTCTTAGCCGATGAACCCATTACTGAGCCAGCTTTGTATGATGGATCGACACTGTCAGATAATGCGTTAACAAATCCCTGACCTGCAAAGTCACCAACCTTATAAAATTCCTTAGATGGTGAATGTATTTTTAATACTTCTTTTGCTGCATCGAGTGCTGCTTGAGCCATAACTCTAGCTGTTGCCTCTGCTTTGAATGTATTAGCATTTATTCCAGCATTGAAACCGTCTACTAAATATGAACCTGCGTAATAAAAACTATTGTAATAATTTCTAACATTGTCAACAGTTGACGATACTGCTGAGGTCATAGCTCTTGATACATTTACTGAATTAGTCTTGATACCAAGTACAAGATGATTCATCAACGATGATCCAGCAATTATGAATGCAGGAGCTTTAACTGCTATGCCTCGTAAAGCATTTCCTATAGCAATTACTGCTGATGCTGCTAATTCAGCTTGCTTAGTCCTAAAACCATTGACTAATGCTTTCATAAGATTTGCCCCTGCCGCCATCGCTTTAGGTGTTGAATCGTTGAACGCTTTTTCTAATCCGCCAACATTTGTTTCAGCAAGAGAATTTACTGCTTCTTTGAACGAAGATATTCCGCTAACATTTAACGAAGTCAAACTATTAACGAACTTAGCTAATCGTTCAGCAGATGTTATGGATACAGATATAACAATCGGATCTATGCTCATCACTTTATTCGAGTATTCTTTGATCGCAGATCCTATGCTTGAAATCCTACCAAATGCAGTAAGTCCGCTAACATCAATGTTTGTAATACTTGACATCAATCGAATTAATCGATTTGCAGATGTTATTGATGTATTAATCTTCTCGCTATCTATGTCAGCTATACGATCCGAATATTCTTTCATTGCAGATCCTATAGTTTTGATACTGCTAAAATTGATGATTCCACTTGTGTCTAATTCTACAAGTTTTTTCGTCAATTGAACAAGACTATTCGCCACTGTAATTGACGATGTCATAGTTTCAAAGTTTATATCACTTACTTTTTCAGAATATCCGCTTATGCCATCACCGAACTTAGAAATGTTAGATCCAAATTCGTCTAATGATACTTTTCCATCAAGCCAATGTTTTTCTGGTATAGCTTCTGCTACCTGAGCCATTGCACGTCCAGCTCTAACCGCTGAATTTATAGCTTCTTCGTTTATTGCTACATTTCCATAGTCGTCAGTTAATGCTGTAGACATTACTCTTATTGCTTCGCCAAAAGATCTACATGCTGATCCAAAATTAGCTAAATCAGATTCTCCGACAATACCCTGAAGAAAACCATCTTTCTTAGGAATTGCATTTGCAACCTTAGCCATTCCCTTACCAGCTTTAACAGCTGAACTTATAGCATCATCGTTTATAGCAGACGAACCGAAATCTCCGGTTAATGAATCTGACATCTCTTTTATAGCAATACCGAAAGCTTTGCACATTGAGCCAAATTTTCCAAAATCAGACTCACCAATAATACCCTGAAGAAATCCTCCACTCTTAGGAATTGCATTGGCAATCTTAGACATACCCTTACCAGCTCTGACCGCTGAGTCTATAGCATCCTCATTGATTACCGATCCTCCATATCCGGTTAATGAATCTGACATCTCTTTTATAGCAATGCCAAATGCTTTACACATTGAACCAAATTTTTCTAAATCGGATTCTCCGATAATATCCTGAAGAAATCCTCCACTCTTAGGAATTGCAGCTGCTAACTTAGACATTGCCTGTCCAGCATCTGCTGCTGCCTCTACTGAATCTACATCAATTTTACCTGATACTTTCTTAGAGAAGTCAGCTACAGCTTCGCCAAAAGCACTAAGTTGAGTTCCGAATTTTTCAAAGCCTGAACTTCCTGTGAGTTTTGAAACAAAGTTACTTATTCCAGACAATAAATCTGCTTTGGTTAAAGTTAAGACAACTTCTGCTACTGTGTTAGCCGCTTCTACTGAAGCCGGATCTACATTTTGTATTGCCATAAAGAACGGAAGTGCATTCATCATAAACGATGACAGTTGCGTTCCTAATTCGGCAAATGTCTGACCAAATGATAACAACTGACTCACCTGAGATATGAAATTAGCTGCGGAAAGTGCAATAATAGCACCACTTATATAGCCGACACCTTTTAAAACACTTGAATCTACGTTCTTAGCTAATTTTATGAACGGCTGAACTCCAAC